CGTTTTTAATACCGCAAATATTAACTGCCTGAGTAGCATGAGTTCCTTTTTGAGTTGGACTACTAAAAAATTCAACATACTCTCCTTGAACTAAATATTTATACTGTTGGTCAGTAACACCAATACCGCTATGGTGTGCAAAAATATCAGTCCCGGTTTGACTACCATCCGTAACAGTAATAAATCCATATCCAGCCTTGTTATTAAACCACTTAACACATCCGGTTAAACGCTCAGGCGAAGTTGTTACAGACATAGAAGTTGATGACATTATAATAGTATACAATTAATATCTTTAAACCGTTTATAATAATAATATTATCAAATACATTATCCAATAATTTCATTTGTAAACATATTAATAATTAAGTCATAATTTGGCTTTTCTTTAAATTCTAATTTTTTGATTATTTCAAAATAATCAATTAAAATTTTTGGAATATTGCTATTATTAATAATATTATTTTTCATATTTTTTATTATTTCATTATTTTTGCAATCATTCCACATAAGTTCGCCAAAATAAAAAAAGATTAACATATATCCTAAGGATTCTAGGTCATCACGTCTGCTTAATTCATTAAATTCGTGCGAATTTATACTAGCAAAATTACGGGTTCCAATTAAACTATTTGTTTTTTTAAATTCAATATGTTTATTATTATTTAAATATGTTTTACAAAATCCGAAATCTATAATATAAATTTGTTTATTTTTATTATTTAATCCAAGTAAAAAATTATCTGGTTTTATGTCTCGGTGTATAAGACCTTTATTATGAATTATTTTAAGCAAATTAGTTATTTGAATCCCAATTTGTAATACTACTTTGAGAGAAAATATGCCTTTTCTCTCTTTTAATGATTGTAAGGACTCACCTAATAAATTAATTATCATATAGTAATTTAAGGAATCTTTACCAAACCACTTAATGTTTGCAAAGTTTTCATTATTTAAATATTGATAAATGATAGATTCATTTTTTAATAATTTTGTATTATTTATTATTGGTTCAATTTTTATAGCTACTAATTCTTGTGTACGTATATTTTTACCTTTAAATATTGTTCCAAAAGAACCCTCACCTATTTTTTCCAATAATTTATATTTATTGCATATTAATGCCATTATTAAAATATATAAGTATTTAATTTTAAGTATTTATTAATAAATGTTTTTTAACTTATTATATTTAAGATTTATATTTATATTTATATATATAAATGGAAATAAGTGAAATAATTGAACATATTGATATTTCAGATTTTGAAATATCTGGTAAATTTGAAGATGGCAAATTTATTAAAATTCATGAAGGAGAACCTAAAAAACCTGGAGCAAGAGCATCGGTAGCAGTAGATAATAACAAAATAATATGGCATACACATCCAACAGTAAGTAAATATTATCCAAGTGTGGAAGATATATGTAAGATATTAAAAGGTCATCCAGGTCAAGAAATAGAATATAGTATTTTATTTACAGTATATGGTGTTTGGCTATTTTCAAATCCAATTAAAACACGTGATGTTGATGATAGATTAAAGGCTATAATTGATAACGAATGTAATAAACAATTTTATCGTGCATCTGGAAGCGGTAGAACATATAACACAGATGCAATTCAATTATATATAGAATGTTTAAAAGCTGGTATTAATAATTTTGGAGCGAATTATAATTTTGATATTATGTTTTATCCAAGCCTAGATTTAGAACCATTTTTGCAATTTTTAAAAGGACTTTCATCACGTAAAGGAGGAAAAAAACATAGAAAACCTAAATCTAAAAGACATAGAAAATATACATCTACTAGAAAATACAAAAAAACTAAAAAACGCACTAAATAATTAATATTTTTGTGATGTCTAATTTTATACATAGAGAGACTGATTAGTAGCAATATATTTTAAAGTCATTTTTGGTATTGCCTTTAATTTACTTAAAAGTTGAATATTGCCAATTAATTCTGCGACCTTTTCCATTTCAGCTGAAATATTATTAATCTTTAAAAGTGCCTTAATAAATTCACCTAAAACAATCCCTTTTTCCTTTTCTATATTTTGTAATAAAAATTTACAATCTTCAATACTTTCACAATCACACCAACATATAGCATATTCAGTTAAATCAAAATGTATAGTATAGTCTATGCCAGTATTAATATAATTTGTTATTTCTTTTTCATGATAATCATCATACATTCCTTGAATTTTAAGCATCATATTTTGAACTATTTTATCATTCAAACTAGGTATATCTGATTTAAAATCAGTTTGAACTGAAATATTTGTAAAACAACTAAAAATAGCAACTAATTGTTTACTTGATAATTCATCAAAGTCATTATTTTGAAGCAATTTTGCAAATACTAAGCAGTGTGTTTCTTTTAAGTGTGTTGCTATAGTTCCTTGTTGAGATAATATATACTTTGTTTTATCATCTCTTGAAATAAAGTCATCACTTTCTAACATATCAAGAATAATTAAGGTATTATTATCCATATATTTTTCCATATTATTATATTCATTTTGTAAATCTTGTAGCTCAGTTTCCTTCATAAAATATTTTTGAATTATTAATTTATCACTTTCAATAAATTTATAATTGTCTAAAATCGTCTGAATTTGTCTATCGACTTCTTTTCGTTTTTTATTAACTGTGTTTGGCCTTTTTTCTATGCAATCAACATATTCTTTTATAATTTCTACCGGAGTTCTTAAATATTTTTTGGTTTCAGTCATCAAAATGTATTCACATTCTAGCTTTAACATATTTTGTTGAATTTCATTTAAGCGTATATCAATATCTCCTTTAATCATACTTTTTTTAGCAAAATTTATAAAATTATTATCACCAATATCAATCATATTTAATAATAAATTAAATGAAATTTTGAACTTGGATATTAAGGCTTGTGGCTTTCCGCTCATCATCGTTTTATAACTTGTTAGTTCTACATTTCGAAAAAGATTATTGAGATGAATAATATGACCTACAGTATCTAATCCTAATCTACCAGCTCTACCTCCGGCTTGTGTGTATTCATGACCTTGTAAAATAGTCAATTGTTCTCCATCATGTTTATAAATATCTGTAAAAATAGCTGTTTTCACCGGTAAATTTAGTCCAATTGCTACGCTCGTTGTGCAAAATAACATTTTAATCATTCCTTTTGCAAATAATATTTCTACAATTTCTCTTAAAACACTCATCATCTTAGAATGATGAATTCCTATTCCTTTTCTTAATAAGGAAACTAAACTTACATATTCAGGCAAATTCAAATATTCTTGATAATTCGTAAATTTTCTTATTATTTGTTCGCATTCATGCTCTATAGTATATGGGATTTTTGAATCAAACTCTAAAAGAGGCGCCGTTAATTCGTTCGCGCATTTTTCTAATTGTTTTATTGAAAATACATAACAAAGTGCCGGTAACATCTCATTTTCAACTAAATGTTTTGAAACTTGATTTAAAACATGTTGTCTTTTAACGCGAATCTCTTTAGAATCAAATAGTTTCAATACTTTATTCATTTTCAAATAATGTAATTCATTAAATTCGCCTTTTGCGGTTTGAATTACAAAGGGCTTATCAGTTATAGTTCTGATTTCTTCATGAATAGTTTTATCTTTAATTGCTTTAAATATACCAGTATTTGCAGTTATAAAACTATAGTGTATAAGTGGCACAGGTCTATCTAACTTTTTAGCTAGATAAACCAGTTTTTCAGATATATTTTCTTCTTTTAATTGTCCTTTGGTTTCTAACCAATCTGCAAACTTTTCAGGATTATCAAGTGTAGCTGAAAGCCCTATCATTTGAATATGTTTAGGTAACATCATTATAGAGTTTTCCCAAATATGTCCTCTATCCTTATCATTAATCATATGAATTTCGTCAAAGATAACACAACCTAACTCATTTTCAATATCCATTTCAAATGAAGTGGATGAGTTTATTTTTGGCGAATTACTTTTAAGTTGATATAATTTATTTAAAAGAATTTCTGTAGTCATAATAAGCACATCAGCTGTAGAGTTTGTTTTAATATCTCCAGTAATTAGACCTATACTTATATGCGGGTATTTTTGTGAAAAATCATAAAATTTTTGATTACTTAAGCTCTTAATTGGCGAACAATATATAGATTTTTTCCCTTTTGAATGGAAAAAATCTATTGCAAATTCTGCGGGCATCGATTTGCCTGTTCCTGTTGGTGCCGTAATTAAAACATGCTGACCGTTAACTAATCCTTCTATAGCCCACTTTTGAAAATCGTGTAATTCATATTTAAATTTTGCATAGTATTCTTTATATGGTGGTTCATTTTCAGAAGGATAATTTAACGAGCATATTTTAACCATTTTAAATTATATATTATATTTAATTGTGTTTAAATTGTTTTATACCTTTTTATTTTGATAATAAAATATAAAATTGAATATAATACATTTTAAAAGTATTAGACATAAATTATTATATAATCTATGTCTAATTATAATACAAATTCAATTATCGAGCAATTCAGAAATGATCCGAGAATTGATAAATTAAGAAAAACTCATGAAACAAGCGTTCATATTGCAATCGTTGTTTTACGTGGAAAAATTATTGCAGAAGCAACAAATCGTATTGGATCACGAAGCAAAGGTAGCGGTTATTCAGCAAATACAATCCACGCTGAAAGAAATGTTTTAAAAGTATTAGGTGATTATAATAAGTTGCGCGATGCTGATATTTATGTGATGCGTTGTGGTAAAGGTATAAATGCTTTTAACTTTATAAACTCAAAGCCTTGTTCCGGGTGTGAATGTTTCTTAAATAAATGTATGAATAAGTATGGATTAAAAAATGTATATTATACTGCATAAATGTATGCTAATATGCATTCAATATTTTAAATAATAAATCCAGTCTTTTTTCAAAAATAATATTATGTTCTAAAATAACATTCATTTCTTCTTCAATTTTGATGCTGTAAATATAGCTTAGCCATTTTTTATGATGATCATGAATTTTCATATGAATTTTCAAAATTTCATTATTTAATATTGTAATTATTTCAAGTGTAGATATTAATGCTAATCTAATACATGTAGGTATTTCATTAAAAGTATTTAATTTTATGTCATAATCAATTAACATAAAATTATCAACTGATATATCTTTTTCTATAAATTGTTGAATAATATCATCTACGTTTTCATCTTTTTTAAAATAGTATTTTTTAATTATATCTTTTATTAATGCTGAAATTATTAATAGTTTATTATGAAGATCAGATACTTTAATTTCCTTTTTATAAACATTATAATCGCTATTTTTATAATCTATAAACCACACAAATAAACTATGAGTAGATACAATTGAAGTAGTTATATTGGTTACGGTTCTCATTAGGATATCATTTGTTATTGTTGTTATTATATTCATATATAAGTTGGATATAATATTTCTTTAAGCCCATTTAAAAAAATATTATATAATATTGCCATTTTTTTCAAAAGTCCAAAAGGAAAACACGAAAATGGACATTTATAAATGTCCATTTTCGGAAAGTGGCAAGAGACTTTGGTGAAAAACATGAATTTGCTGCATAATTGAAAATTAGGGTCTCACGACTTTTTACGAATTTTTAATTTTGTTAGCATATTTTTTTATTATTTAATTTGAAAAGAATTTAGACATTTATTATATTCTAATAATATAGAACATTTAGAATGGAAAAAACGCCAAAAAACGCCGAATTTTTTGAATGTAGTTTTTGCGACTTCAAATGCTTTAAAGAATCTGAATGGGTTAGACACTTGACGACATCTAAACATAAAAATAGAACAAAATTGAACGATTTAACGCCTAAAAACGCCGAAAATATTTTTACATGCCAAAATTGTAATAAAACTTATAAGGCAAGAAACAGTTTATGGTATCATAAACAAAAATGTTTTTCATCTGAAAATATTATTATTAATTCATCCACAAATGAAGTATCAGTTTTAACTAATATTATGATAGAGCTTGTTAAAAGTAATGGAGACCTACAAAAACAAATGTTAGAAGTTTGTAAAAACGGTTCATCAAATACAAATAATAATACAATTAATAATAATAGTCACAACAAAACATTTAATTTGCAATTATTTTTAAATGAAACTTGCAAAGATGCGATGAATATTATGGATTTTGTTGATTCAATTAAAATTCAATTAGCTGATGTTGAAAGTATTGGAGAGCTTGGCTTTGTGAATGGGATTTCAAAGCTTATTATTAAGAATTTGAAAGCTCTTGATGAAAACATGCGTCCAGTCCATTGTAACGATTCTAAAAGGGAAACGTTGTATGTTAAGGATGCAAACGTTTGGGAAAAAGAAGACACAGATAATAAGAAAATGCGCAAGGCAATCAAATATATTGCACATAATAATATTTGTGCTCTTCCAAAATGGAGAGAAAAGTATCCAGACCATAGCAATAGCGAATCCAAACGGAGTGACCAATATAATTATATAATGATGGAAGCGATGGGCGGAGCCGGAGACAACGATGAAGAAAAAGCAGAAAAAATAATAAAGAAAATATCCAAGGAAGTTTTAATTAATAAGAATTAATCTTAAGTTTCTTTAAGCCCCTTTGGGAAAATATTATATAATATTGCCATTTTTTTCAAAAGTCCAAAAGGAAAACCCGAAAATGGACATTTATAAATGTCCATTTTTGAAAAGTGGCAAGAGACTTTGGTGAAAAACGCGAATTTGCTGCATAAATGAAAATTAGGCTCTCGCGGCTTTTTAAGAAATTTTAAATTTGTTAGCATAGTTTTTTTAAATTTTATAAAAAAGGCATTTAGACATTTATTATATTTGTATATATTAGACAAATATGGAAATAAAAAAATCCCAAAAAATCCCCAATTTTTGTTGTGAAAAATGCGCCTACATAACAAATAACAAAAAAGATTACATAAAACACACCATGACATCAAAACATGCCGATGGAAATGATTTGGAACTATTTGGAAATGAAAAATCCCAATACCATGTTTGTGAATGTAAAAAAAAATACAAGACCTATAGTGGTTTATGGAAACATAAAAAAATATGTATTTTAAAAATTCAAGAAATCCCAAATTTAACAAATTTGGTTTTAGAAGTTATTAAACAAAATCAAGAATTAATTAATCAAAATACAGATTTTCAAAAACAAAATCAAGAATTGCAAAAAGGAGTTATTGATGTAATAAAAAATGGAACTACAAATATTAATACATTAAATAATAATAGCCATAACAAAACATTTAATTTGCAATTATTTTTAAACGAAACTTGTAAAGATGCCATGAATATTATGGATTTCGTAGATTCCATTAAAATTCAATTAGCTGATATTGAAAGTATTGGAGAGCTTGGCTTTGTAAATGGAATTTCCAAGCTTATTATTAAGAATTTAAAAGCTCTGGATGAAAACATGAGGCCTGTGCACTGCAGTGACCAAAAAAGGGAATCCTTGTATGTTAAAGATGGAAATGTTTGGGAAAAAGAAGATGCTGATAATAAGAAAATGCGAAAGGCAATCAAATATATTGCCCATAATAATATATGCGCGTTACCTTTATGGAGAGCCAAGTATCCAGACCATAGCAATAGCGAATCCAAACGGAGTGACCAATATAATTATATAATGATGGAAGCGATGGGCGGAGCCGGAGACAACGATGAAGAAAAAGCAGAAAAAATAATAAAGAAAATATCCAAGGAAGTTTTAATTAATAAGAATTAATCCTAATTTTCTTTAAGCCCATTTAGAAAAATATTATATAAAGATTGCAATTTTTTTCAAAAGTCCAAAAGGAAAACCAAAAAATGGACATTTATAAATGTCCATTTTCGGAAAGTGGCAAGAGACTTTGATGAAAAACATGAATTTGCTGCATAAATGAAAATTAGGCTCTCCCAACATTTTACGATTTTTTTATTTTGTTAGCATAATTTTTTATTATTTATTTTAAAAAGGATTTAGGAGTTTTATATATTGTTAATATATAGCAACAAATGACAACGGATTTTACATCAAAAAACATCCATCAAATTTATTGTGAATTTTGTGACTTTACATGCAGTAAAAAAGGAGACTATACTAGACACACTTTAACATCAAAACACAAAAAAACAACGAATAGCAACGGAAAAGCGCCAAATTACATCACATCTAATTATGATTGCGAAGCTTGTAAAAAGAAATTTAATGACAGATCAGGATTATGGCGACATAAAAAAAAATGTGCAAATAATGAAATAATAAAAATAGAAAATTCAAGTATAATAGAAACTGAAAATATATCATCCGAATTAATTTTAAATATTATACAACAAAATCAAGAATTTAAGGATTTATTAATTGAACAAAATAAAATAATTATTGAAATATCAAAAAATGGTATAATTAATAATAATAATACAATTAATAATAATAGCCATAACAAAACATTTAATTTGCAATTATTTTTAAACGAAACTTGTAAAGATGCAATGAACATTATGGATTTTGTAGATTCTATTAAAATCCAATTAGCTGATATTGAAAGTATTGGCGAGCTTGGCTTCGTAAATGGAATTTCCAAACTTATTATTAAGAATTTAAAAGCTCTTGATGAAAACATGAGGCCTGTGCACTGCAGTGACCAAAAAAGGGAATCGTTGTATGTTAAGGATGGAAACGTTTGGGAAAAAGAAGACTCTGATAATAAAAAAATGCGAAAGGCAATCAAATATATTGCTCATAAGAATATCTGTGCATTACCTTTATGGAGAGCCAAATATCCAGACCATAGCAATAGCGAATCCAAACGGAGTGACCAATATAATTATATAATGATGGAAGCGATGGGCGGAGCCGGGGACAACGATGAAGAAAAAGCAGAAAAAATAATAAAGAAAATTTCCAAGGAAGTTTTAATTAATAAGAATTAATCCAATAAAACCTCTTTAAGCCCCTTTGGGAAAATAATATATAATTACAATAAATGTAATCGGATTTTTTTTTTAAATTTTTCTTCATTATTAAACAGAAATAGTTTAAATTTTCTATTTTCAAAATTATTAAGATTCTCTCTGATTGTTATTCTGGAGGATAATTTTAGCTCGGGTAAAAACACCATAAATTGAAATAGTCCATCAATTCTTACAATTTTATCAAATAAATATCCATCATATTCTTTTTCCATAATATCCGGATTATTAAAGCATAAATCAAGTAAGGAACAATCTATTTGAACTTTTTTAATAGAACGCATAGTAACATTAATATACTCTAGGTTACTAAGCCACTTATTATAAAATTGGGTTGCATTTTCTGAAAGTGAAATAATTCCAGTATTTTGTTGAAATTTAATAATATTCAACAAATCTACCAGACGTCTTATGGGACTAGTAATATGAATATATGAATCAAAATCAAGTAATTCATGTCTAATATTTTGATTATCTATTTCTTCTCCGTTAATATATTGTCCGCATGAGCTATTCCAAATTTTGATAAATTTACAAACCTCTTCTGGTATATTATCTGGTATATCAACTTCTTTTTTAATAATAGTAGAACGAAAAATGCCTGATTTATGTTTAATCATTTCAGTAGCACAATTATAATTCATTAATATCATTAAGTAGCAAACTACCTCGTGACTATTGCGAACATTATTAATATATTTATATTTTTTTGACAATTTTTTGGTTACATCGATTAATTTAATATAATTTTTATCGGATAATAATGCGGGTTCTTCGTAGCTATAATTTTTGTAAACTTTAATAATGCAATTTGAATACTTAATTTGAATAATTTCATTATTCTGTATAAATATATCCATTACAAATGCTAATCTAGTGTGGTTAGATTGTAAACTGCAAAGGCAGTCAGATAATGTGGTTGGTAACATTGGTCTTTTTCTATCAGGTAAATAAATTGTGGATATGCGTTGAGAAAATGAATCCCAAAGATTTAAAACATCCATTAATATGGTAACATTTGCAATATATATACTTAATTGATGTATATTATTATCTAATTCTTTAATACTGAATCCATCATCAAAATCCAGACTTTTAGGAGGATCGATTGTGAAGATATGCCAATCGGTTCTATTTTCTATAGTCGTAAATTTCTCTCTAATGTTCAAAATAAAGTCTTCATGTGAAGAAGAATTTTTAAGTGATTGAGTTGTATCCTTTTGAAATTGTTGAATAGATGCATTTAAACTTTTGCAATATAATTGATATTCATAAAAATTATCTAAAACATCAACTGGTCCAATAGTCTGGCTCAATAATCCATGAGGATGCTTATTATCCCAGTTTAAATAAGAAAATGTTACGTATAAATTTACAAATACTTTAGAGAAGCCCATATTTTTAATTTCATATGGAATTAAAAAAGGCGGTAATCTCATATCATCAGGAATACATTTATATAATAATCTGCCTTCTTTTTTATTAGTTTTTTGTTGTCTGCCATATGTTTTATTATTATTAATGATTAAAACTCCGGGCATAGGTGATCCAGACCTGATTGTAGAATGAACGATTGTGATATTTTTAGTATTATCAATACTAAAAACATCATCTGAAAACAGTTTATTTTCAATTGGATTAAAATCTAAATTTACTGGTTGAAAATGATCAGTTTTATAAATATTATAAGATAAATATTCGCGGTCATTTACATGTATTTTAAATGTATCGGTGTCATTTACATGTATTTTAAATGTATCCGTACTAATATTTGTATCCATGTTACTGATATATATTAATAATAAATAAGCTTTAACTATTATTAACAAGTTACTTAAATATATAAAATTTACTATATAAAAAATTGAAATAAATATATATAACAATTATATATCATATTATAATATGCAACAGCAAAACCAACCTGTATTAAATAGAATAAATCGATGCTCTTTTTGTGAAAGTAATAATCATAATATTAAGAGATGTAATGATCCATTATTAAAACGTTTCGAAGAAAATTTATTGAATAAAAAAAATATGTTATTAGAAATTTTATCAATTAGTTTAAGCGATAAAATAACATATTTTAAAATATGGATTAATAATCAGCCAGTTAATATAATTAAAAGTTATGCGATGAGATTTTGTGGTGCAAAATCAAAAAATAATGTATCTATTTTCGTTGAATCAATTATAAATCATATTTGGAATGCGGCTCAACCTGTAAACGTGCAAACAGAAAGTATAGATTCTGCAATTTTAGTTGAAACAATTTTTATACAAAATTCATATAGTTATTTAGAGTTAGAATTATCCGAATTTTTAGCTAGATTAAGGAATGATTATGTGCAAATAAATGAAAGTAAAAAATTTAATATTGAAATAATTTTAAGTATTGAAATAAATAATGCTAATTTAAAAGAGAAAGAGAATTGTAATATATGCTACGAAGAAACAGAAGAAACAGACATGGTTGTGTTAAATTGTGATCATAAATTTTGTGGAACATGTGTAAAACAAATATTAAAAAAATGTAAGCCAAATTGTGCATTATGTAGACAAAAAATAGTTTGTATGACTATTAAAAATGAGGAATTAGTAGATAATTTGAAGGAAAACATAGTGTAAATAAAAAAATTATTATTATTATTATTATTATTATTATTTTGTATTTTTTTTTTGTATTTTAACTTGTTCTTTAAGTTCTGCGCATTGAGCACTTTTTTTGTAATTGGCAGCACATATTTTTGCATTTGCTGCGGTTTGTGCTTCTTTTGCAACATATCTATCATGCTCTGTCTTTTTTCTATTTTCATTAAATTTTAATGCATCTTGTTGCAACTTAACAGCGGAGTTTAGCTCTCTTGTTCCTAAAGTAGTATTATAACCTGAATAATTGGGTTGTAATGCTGCATTACCTCCAATACATCTATTACCATATAAATTATTACCAAACATATCTGTATCATCATCAGAGTCACTATTAGAAAACCTTGGATTGCTATTATACATGTCTTGAAATTCATTTTCTTGTTCATAAATTCCTGTTCGTGGATTATATACCATTCTGTTCATGCTTGATAATAATTATTAATGAATTATTTTTAATACATTTTAAAATGTATTAAAAAAAATGTATTACACCTTTTCTCATTTCAAACGCCGATTTAAAAAAAATTGATTTAAAAAATCTCAAATAAATAACTAACATATCTAAACCTAAAATGGATAAAACATATTTTGAAAATATTGAAAGACATTGTCAAATAACTGAAAAGAATAATTACACGAGTATAACGCCAACGAGAAAAATTATCAAAAATATGTTTCAAGGTGAAGTAATTGAAAAAAAAGGCGTGAGTCAGCTACCAGATTATACCGTAGAAACAATGGTTGTTAGAGCGAATTTAAAATATAAAAAAATGACTGAGCAAATTATACGACAAATACAGACAACCAAACGTAATGGTAAAGTTAAATATCAAACACTCGGTTGGAAACAAGCAAAAGAAATTAAATCTTGGTGTGATGAAAATGATTTAATTTGTAATATAGTTACAGACCCAGTTATTACAAGAAATAAATTAGTTAATATAGATGTTTGGCATTCGATTGATGGCAACCTATATGATGATGGATATAGAGATTACGGAAATCAATATTTGGATTTTCGTAGCACAAAACAAAATGTAGTTTATGTTGAAGTAAATAATTATAGGCATTTGAAATGTTAAAAGGTGTAAAAAGATTTTATTATTATGATGTAAGATGGGTCCAAAAATTGCAAAAGATATTAAAAAAACATCACCGAAGTCAAATTCTTCACCAAATTTATCATCAGCTAAATTAGCGCAAAAAGCAGCAGGATATTTATTGGCATCTGCAAATGCTAGTAAAAAGGAAGCTGATAAAAAGGGGAAAAAATAATAAACAAACAATATTAATTTTTGGTGTATATTTTAATTAAGTATATGTCTCTATATCAAAACATAGTTAAATATGTTTATCATTCTAGAAATAAATATTCAATTACTAATTAATATTTTATATTAATTTAAAAGAGGAGGAGGACTAGGAGACCCGCCTCAGCCACCTCGCATATATGTTTTGCTTTTATGATGTCTTTTGGTTTGTCTTTTTCTAAAAGTTCTTTTATGTTTGTATTTTTTTCCAGAATTATTAAAAAGGCGTTTGAGAGAATATTTCTTGTTAAACATTTATAATAGTATTTTAAAATTATTTTTACATAATTTTAAAATTAGGGTTATTCAATTGTATTTGGTATTTCTTGATTCGTATTTGAAATTTCTTGAACCGTATTTGGTATTTCTTGAACCGTATTTTGAATTGTTTCAGAGGAAACAGATTTATTTAATTCAGTAACATTTGCAGTTTTTGCTACATTTCGTTTAATATTTTGATTTTGTAATGCATACATAGCAATATAAGGAGAGATTGCAATATTATTCATGTATGTTCTATATCGAAAACAAGAAATACTGCTATTTTTTCCAAACTTAATGCTATACCACCAAAATGCTGGAATAAAAAATGTTTTGCCAGGTAATAAAGTAATCTCTAAACATTTAATCTTATCAAAATCGGCAGTATATTTTGGTTGTGGGTTCCATGGATTAATTGGTGATCCAAATTCAAAATTTTCATAATCATAATTAGGATATAAATATCGTGTGCTTTGAGGAGGGCTAAGTTTTATTTGCGCTGTGCCTTGAGTTAATAAAAAGAAATTTCGATAATTAATTTCATATCTAAATGGAGTAAAGCAATTATCGCTACCCATCAAAATATCATAATCACAATTAGACACCATATAAGGGCGTAAGAATTCATCATTATATTGCAAATTTTTGATAACTCCTGTTTCTTGTAAAAAATCAGAATTATTCTCGGAAAAATAAGTGCTATTTTTATCTTCATCAAATAATTTTATAGCGGAATGAATAGGTAAGGGCATATACATTTCAGTATTTGAATTATTTTCTTTATTATTTCTAATTTTTATTTCAAATGCATGATAATTATTTAAGATATAATTTTTATTAGAGGTATCAATAATTGGTTGACAATCAAAATCAAATAAAACTGGTTGCCTAATATCGCAAATTTCTTCTAATTTATCTTTGGATGCCTGATCAAGTTCATAAATCTCTAAATCATTACTTGTTTTTAAATGAAATTGCACATGAAGATATATAAATAATACCAAACAAAAAATAAAAATACTTGTTAATATTTCAATCATAATTCTTAAATAAAATAAATAATAGTTTTTACTAATTAAAACGAACCAAATTATTTTTGATTAATTCAAAAGTTAACTAAGCTCATGCCAAACAGCAACGTTATGAACTTCTTCATCAGCCATTTGTGTTAATTGGTCATAATCTAAATGAGTCGAAACATTAATTTGAGCAAGCAACGTGAACAAAGATTGCCATTCATTTAATATAGTGCTTATTAAAACTAATTTATTTACTAGTGTAGATATTTCTTGTTCACTCAAATTTTGATTTTCTCTAAAACTCATTGCTAATATTTCTTTAAGACACAGAGTTGATAATTCTCCGCCAATTTGTTTTTTTAATTTTGTTTTATTTTTTATTGTTTTTCGTTTATATTTTTTATTTCCTCTTGTTTTTTTATATTTATTCATTATATAATATTAATTAATCAGATTCGTATTCTTCATCTGTTTCTACATCTGATTCAAGATCACGTGAATCTATAACCCATTCGCGAATCGAATTAAAATCAGGATGTCCTTCTAACCCATCCGCAAAATCTTCAAAATATCCAGAAGCAGATGAAAAACGTTGAGCAAGTGGATCTATTAACTTAAGTAATTCTGTTATTTGTGCAGCTGTAAAATTGTTATCTTCAAATATTTTTCTTAATCGTGCCTTTTCTGCTTGATTAAATCCTCCGCCATAATGTTTTCTATGTCTTTTTGTTAAATATTTTTTGTTTCCTCTTGTTTTTCGTTTATATTTTTTATTTCTATGTCTTTTTGTTAAATGTTTTTTATTTCCTCTTGTTTTTTTATATTTATTCATTATATAATATATAATAAATATAAAAATTCAACAAAATGCAGGAATAGACCAGCAACAACAAAAATAACTAACAATTTTATTGTTGTGCATTTTTTTAATATCTTTAACAGGTAACACACTATTACAATTACCGCAAATATAATATTCAGCTGAATTATTAGTTGGGAAAAAAGTATATATAAATGCAAAATGTTTTTTACAATTATTACAATAAAAAGTATAATTATCTTCTGCTTCAAGTAATTTAGATTTCATTATACATATACACTTTAAAAAAAGTATTTGATTCAACCTTTTTCACAAGTTATTAAAGGTTGGTTTTAGAAGCAATATAAAATTCAATCGTGCTATTATCTCCTAAATCATATTTAATTTTCATAGGAAATTCCTTGCTAATGTAAAATTGAATTTCGCTTGAAAGTTTGTTAGTTACGCACATTTTATGAATATAAATAAGGCTATAATTCAAATCTATGTTATCATCTTCATTAATACTGTATTCATTTAAATCGTCAATTGAAATATTTACAAGCATTTCTCCCATAATTCCATTTGAAATTAAATCAACCCCTTCATCAGAACATTTAATATTAATATCATCCCCGAATGATGACATTTGAGAAATAATTTCATATATTTTTTTAGAAGAAATTGAAAATTCAGCATTATAATCACATGTTGGAATACTCATAATTTCATAATCAAAATCAACTAAAGGTATTTTAAAATGCTTATTAAATTCTCCTCCCTTAGATTCTCCTCCCTTAGATTCTCCTCCTACTCCTCCTACTCCTACTACTCCACCACTTTTAATATTTTCATGAGTTAATAAACTAATATTAAGATTATCTGAATTAGAATCAAAAAAAATATTAATTGAATGTCCGTCTTGTTTAGTGCTGATAATCGTATAAAATACGTGAGAGTCAAAACTGATTTTTTCTTGATCATTATTATTTTTTTGGTAATAATTAAACCATGATTTTAAAATTTTAACATCAAATAAGCACACATGAGATTTATCCATACCTTGAATGTAAAGATAATCATCATAAAAGATTACACAAATAATATTAGTGCAGTTTTTTAATGTTTGAAATAAAGCAATAAAAATATCTTTTTTATTTTTATCATTAATAATAATTTTCATTATTAATTATAAATAATTAAAGGTTTAACTTATTTTTAAATAATATATATTATTTAATATTTATTAATTTGTTTGTGAACATGCGAGTTCTTGTTCAATAATATTTTTTAAATTAGATGTCGATATAACGTCACTTTCTGAAATAGAAGATTCTACAATTGTTGAGTCAGGCTCATTTGAAACTAATAAATTAAGATTAGTTAAATTGCCGAGGGTTTCTTGAAATTTTTCCATTTCAACAAATGCGGAATCAACATCAGTAAATCTTTTATCAGTTTCATTTGTGAATTTATCATATTTTAGCATTTGTGTCATAAGTAAATCTTTAATATCTCTTATTTCAGTTTCGTGTTTATTATTACTAGATGATTCTTTTTCTTTTTTTTCAAGAAAGTCGAGTCTATTTACAATACTATTAATAACACTTTTATCAACTAGTTGAGTATTAGCAGGGATATTATTATTAGTTCCACCTTCATATTCCGCAGTTTGAATATATTGTTCAACTCTGCCTAGTCGTAGTGTTATTAATCCAATTGCATCAGAAATAGTTAATTTAGTAGAAGAAATTGGCACATTTGGTGTAGAATTTGGTGCAGTTGCACTTTTTTTTTGCGGCTGTGATTGCGATTGAGGAGAAAACGATGACTGAGAATTTATGGATGTTCCTGGTCTACTATTATTTGTGGAAGGCGGGTCGCCAGCTCTTCTGTTTCTAGCCGCAGCAATTGATCTTGAACTACTCATAATAATTATATTATACACTTTGTTTTTAAATTACTTACGCATTTAACTAAATATAATTATTATAATTTATTTTCTACTTTTTCTACTTTTTCTACTTTTTCTACTTTTTTTACTTTTTTTACTTTTTCTACTTTTTCTTTTAGATTTTCGCATTTTATTTCGTTTTCCACCCAGATATAGGTCATCATCATCCAAATCATCCAACGCTTCTAAATCTGCTAATTGCTTGGCTGAAAAAACAATAGAACCTGGATTTCTATAATCTGGCTTATAAAGAGGTGAAATACGATTAATTAACAAATGTATTTTTTTAAGTGTTTTTTCAAGTTTTTCTACTTCTCTTGCCCTAATTGGATTTTCTCTATCGTGAGGATCATCTTTTATGTCATGTATTAAACTTATAAATGAATATTTTTGTTCTAAAAGTTGTTTGTATAAATCATTTATTTGTTTTTGGTTATAATTTGGACTATCTGGATTAGAACTATCTGGATTTGTATCAAATATATCATTCAAGCTATCAATATTCATATTCATTTGTGATAATGTTTCATCACGTGCGGCTATTCCTTGTTCGGTTATTTCTGCCATTTATATTATATTATATTATATTATATTAAATTATATTATATTATAATAAATTATGAGATAAAATCTTTAATCATAGGAAAAATTTCTTTAATTGCTTCAGCACATGCAATAGCTACTTCTTGATGTTCTTTTTGTGTTCCATTTCCTGAACGTAGTTGAATATAGTGAACCCAGGATCTTAATGTTCCATTCATATACATTCTAGATACGGTCATTCCTTCAGGTAAAACAGACCTGGCTTGTTCTTTTGCGATGCCATTTTCTATTGCCCATTTATAAGCTTTTAAAGCCATATCCGATATGTTATTTTGTTGAAGTTCCCAATTATTAATTAAGTCTGTATCCTCGGTTTTAATACTATTTTGTCTATTTTTTGTATCCTGAGTTCTAGCTTCTTTAGTTTCAAATCCTAAATCTGCAACTGCATATCTTTGAGAAAATTCCTGAAATGAAAATGACCTATGTCTTAAAATTTGTCTGGCAATATCTCTTGTAGTTTCTATTTCAAGACAAATGCTAACCATTTCAAGTGGGCTCCAGTGATTATTTTTTACAAGATAATTAATTAGTTTTTCATTAGTTTCTGTATTATGTTGATTAGCAGGATTTGAAACTCTTGCACAGTAAGCGATTAAATCTATAATAGATTGCTCTGAATCTGGTGGTTTAGAACAACTAATTAGTTTAACTTTCATAATAATATAATATTTATGTTATTTTTATATTACTTTCTTTCTAATACTTTTCTTTTTAATACTTTTCTTTTTAATACTTTTCTTTTTAATACTTTTCTTTCTAATACTTTTCTTTCTAATACTTTTCTTTCTAATACTTTTCTTTCTAATACTTTTCTTTCTAATACTTTTCTTTCTAATACTTTTCTTTCCGCCTTCACGAAATGTAGCCTTGACATACGGAATAGCTGTCATAAAATTGCTAGAAGCATATGCGCCAGGGGTATCATCATCGTCATCATCTGCTATACGAAATGATCCATCATCATGTAATTCATAAGGTATTGCTTGTGGCGTGCTAATTGCTTCTGCCTTTGGAAATTTTTTCCAAAGGCAAATTGTATTATCTATTGGACTAAAGGCCATTATTCTCTCTCTATCTAGACTAATTTGAAGAGTTTTAATAACACCTGCATGAGTAGTAATAGAATCAATCATTTTATTAATGCTTAAATCTATAATTTTGATTATATTACCACAGCAAACTGTTATAGTTTGGCTATCTGAGCTAAAGGAAATCGCTTTTATTGCAGTTAATTGCCTGATAACTCCAATAGGTTTGCCTGAATTAGGATTCAAAATTCTTAAGGTGTCATCTAAAACTCCAACAGCTAATTTTTGCCCATCCGGGCTAAATGAGATTGATGATACTGATGCTAATAGTTTTAAGGTATGAATAACATTTCCAGTAGCAACATCCCAAATACGTATATTTGGATCAAATGATCCAACTGCTATTTGTTGCCCATTTGGACTAAATTCAACACAGGTTATAGCAGCGACATTCTCTCTTAAAGTATGAATGACATTTCCAGTAACAACATTCCAAATCCACACCGTATTATCCATAGATCCAGATGCTATATGTAGGCCATCTGAGCTAAAATTAACACACATGATTGGTTGAGTATGACCGCGTAAAGTATGAATAAGAGTGTTATTAATAGTATCCCATATACATATCGTATTATCATAAGATCCAGATGCAACTTTTTCGCCATCTATACTAAACGCAATAGCACTTATTTTTTCTGTATGTTGGCTGGGGCTAGTGCTAATAAGTAGAGGTGTAGTATCCCATATTTGAACGAATCCATCATTTGTGCCAGCTGCTACTTTTTGAAAATCTGGACTAAATGCAACAGCAGTTATACCTGGTGCAATAATATCCATTTCAAGTGCAAAAACGTATTCTTCAATCATTTATATATAAATTATATAAAATATAAATTATATAAAATATAAATTATATAAAAATAAAATATATAAAATATAAAATATTATTTTATATAATATTAAAATAATATTTTAATTTCTTTTTATAAATCATATGGATAGTTCAGATGATTCGAAGAAAAATTTTTTTAAGCATGTTTTTAATTTTGACGATGAATCAAAATCAGATATATTAAATATAATTCAATATTCATTAATAGCTATTATTCCAATAATTATTTTAAATAAATCTATGCAAAAATATGTTCCTGAAGGCGATGATCAAAAAGGAAATGTGGAAATTTTAGCAGAAATAATTTTACAAATAATCATAATGTTTATTGGATTATTAATGATACACCGTATCATAACATTTGTGCCAACATATAGTGGAATAGAATATCCAGATTTTAGTATAATTGTTATTATTTTAGCTGTTCTAATGATTACATTAAGTTTGCAAACAAAATTAGGAGAGAAAGTAAGTATTTTGGTAGACAGACTAAATGAATTATGGGAAGGTAAAAGTAATAAAAAAGGGAAAAAAGGTAGCGGGAGTGTAAAAGTTTCTCAACCAATTTCGCAACAATCAAACCAATCATCTTCTTCTACGTATAATGACGGAACCTCAATTAATTCATTACCGACAAGTGATATGAACTCATCTGCCGTGCAGCAATATGCTATGAGTCCACAACAATTACCAAATTATAATGCGATGCATAGTCAAGATACAACGCCGATGGTTGGAGCGGCAAGTCCTTCGGATCAAGAAGGGTTTCAACAACTGCCTGTAGCGGCAAGTGAGATGGGTGGTGGTTTTGGAGGATTTAGTAGTTGGTAATCCATTCACCCTTTTGAAAAGGTAGAGCCAAATAATAAATAATAAATAATAAATAATAAATAATAAATAATAAATATAATAAATAATATAAATCAATATTTATTATATAATATATGGATGTCAATAAATTATTAAAAGCATTAGACGATGATTCAAACGAAAATTTATTTAATTTTACAACAAAAAAAATATTAGAGATGAATTTAAATGTTTTAAATGAGTTGGAATTAGATAAAAGGGAAACATTTGATTTATTAAAAAAGCTAAAGGAGTATAAATATGTGGATGAAATGAGTGATTTAAAATATGGCACATATTTAAGATGGATTCCAATAAATAATCCAGAAAATATTCATTTAACAAAAGGAGCTCTATTCTGTGAAGTAAAAATAATGGACGAAGGCGTTTTTATTGTGTGTAAAAATTTTAGTTATAGTAATAAATATTTTCAAATAAAAATGGATGAATGTTTAATTTTTCAAAAACTAACTAGTCAAGAAAAGGTTTTGTTAAGTGCTCTCGATCATTTATCAAAATAAAAATATACATTCATCCATTTTTATTTGAAAATATTTACTTCATCGGTATAAAGTTTTTCTTTTTTTACTTTTTTTATTTTTTTTACTTTTTTTATTTTTTTTACTTTTTTTACTTTTTCTATTTTTTTTACTTTTTCTTTTTTTTGAGCCGCCTGCTCGAGATTCAGCTTGAGATTCTTCTCCATGTAATTCTTCAGATTCCGACGCTTCTGCAAAAGGCCGTATTGTTATAAAATATCCATATAGATTGGGCGGATTAAATACATTTCGCACAGGTTGATCAGAAGGCAAAGTTCCAAGATCTATTCCAACGTCTCTTGTATATCTGCGTGTTTGTAAGACAGATACGTTTGGTGCGTTTCGGCGTACTCTATTTAAAAGCTCTTGAACGGTTGTATTTCCAGGCATCCTAAATTCATTACTTCCTATACCCGCCTGCAAACTGCTAAATGTTATAAAACTATGTCGTTCTTGAATTCTGCAAATTATTTCATATATTGGTTGAGTGTTTGGTATATGATCAATTATTTGTTGATTACTTGGGACAAATTCTGATAATAATCTAAAATTTTGAGCAGGACTCAGAAGTTCAACAGTTGTATTATTAACATCATTAATTATAAGTGAATCAGCATTTGGAAAATCAATATTAAATATGTTTGATTTAATGCCAATAATACGTATATTATTTTGTTCAAGAGTATAATCAACAGAAAATGGTGGATTATCTCCAACATGTACAATAGCCCTTACAATAACATTATTCGCCATTTATATAATATTATTTATATAATATAAAATTTAAAATTTAAAATTTATTTTTTTTATAAAATTTAAAAGTGCGACGTTTTCCTTTAGATTTGTTATTTTTATTATGAAATTTAAAAGTGTAATGTTTTCTTTTAGATTTTTTATTTTTATTATAAAATTTAATGGTATGTCGTTTTCTTTTAGATTTTCCACCACCACCAAGCTCAGGATCATCATCAATATTATCATATGCACCGTCAGGGCCCGGACCAATAGGAACTGCATCGTCAGGACCTGGACCAATAGGAATTGCATCGTTAAGAGGATCAGTTGCAATTACTACAGAATAAGTGTAACCAACATTATTTGGAAGTATTTGACTTAAAAGTTGATCTGGCTGAAAAGATTGTAAAGATATCAAATTTGCAGGATATATTCCACCATCATCCGCATATTGACCAAAATAAATCATATAAGTATTAGTGGGAACTATTTGTCCTATTCCTTGATAATGAGGAAGTATAGTAGTATGCACATCCTGAACCACACCAGCAACAGATGCATTTGGATTGGCTGCAGGGACATATCCTAATACTCTAAAAAAATTAAGTGTTGAAACTGGTATAGGGTTTGGAACAATAATATCTTCATCAGCACCTGGTGGAGCATCATCATCTGGCGGTAAGTTTTCATCTGGTACAGCATCACCTGGCGGTAATTCAACATAAATATCGTATGATCCACCATCTGGAGGTCTTGCTAATGTATTTAAAGTAGTATCGGCGTTATCCGGATCGTGATATATAGCTAATAAATCAATAGTAGTATTAAGATTATGAGATGGTTTATAATTTATAGAATCTATATTTATAATGTGATACGAATTATAAATGCGTGTAACAAGATTACCAATTGAGATATCTCTTGGTAACGCTAATATTAACCCATGCTGATAATTTTCTGGTAAATCTCCGGTATTAGAAAAAAATACATTTATTGTGACTAAATTATTTTCTGCGTTATCAGCCATTATATTCTAAAGTAATATTATTATATTTATTTTTTTCCAAAAAATTTAGTTAAACTTTGATTGCCATCTTTCTCATTATTAGTTACTCGTAGATATTCATCAAATAATAAAATTTTTACTTCTTTATTTTTTAGTTGTTCTAATTTATCTTCAAATTTATCAGGATCACAAGATTTACGTAATGTTTCAATTTCCTTTTTAAATTTTGATATTTTAGATTTTTTATTTTGAAGTTCCCAAATTTTTTCCAGAACTAATGCAAATAATTGTTGAAGTGGTTTCATTATTTGATTTGTAATATAAAATGAATAATCAATTTTGATTTTATTATCTAAAATATACGTTGGTGTTTCAATTTTCTCTCCCTGTAGTGCTTTTTTATTGGTTGAATTAATATAAACATAAGGTATTCTATCTCCAGAACTAGGTTTATTACCTGGATCTCTTTTTGTGATTCTATCTGCTAAAACCTTATGCGCAATTGCATTTGGATTTTTATATCCAGAACGCAACGATTTAGTAATTATCAATTTATCCATCGTGACTTTTTCGTCAACTAAATTTTGTAATGAAGATTTTAAAAAGTCAATTGCTTTTTGGATGTTTTGTTCTTTCATTAATATATCAATAACTCCTCCATAAATATCTTTTACAATTGGTGCATTATCCCTGCGTTTTAACACAATTCCCATTTCTTTTCTTTTGCATTTATTTGGGTCTGTTTCATAAAGCATTCCAACATATCTTTTCTTTGATAATAAACAAAAAGGCATAAATGTTTTCTCATACTCTAAATCATGCGGTCCTTTTAAAAATCCAGATGCTAAATGGCCGGCTTCTTGCGCCAATTCAATTGTTATTTCAAGAGCTTCTTTGCCTCTAATAGGAATTCCTTCTGGGGTTTGCAAATTAAATGTAAAGAATACAGAATCCGTGTTATGAACAATCAAATTGCCTACTCCTGCTGCAAAATGATGATTTTCTGTTGTTAAATCATAAACATATCCTTCATAAGGAATTTCAAGCATTTTTTTAATTGCGTTAGGATTTTTTCTTTGTTTAGATTTTGTCATTGTAACTCTATAAATATCTGGTTTATCTTTTCTAGTATTTAATGATGTATTCCATCCAAGATTAGATGCTAACCAACAAATATGTGAAGTACTAATTTGGTTTTTTTGATCTATACGCGTAATTCCATTTACATCTTTATCACCATCCGCATCATATAATCCATAAAAGAATGCTTGTTGAATATCTTTATTATTATTTATTATTTCATTTGGAATTATTTTTGATTTATTATAATATAATTTTTTACGATATAATCTTACAAAATTTACAATAGAACCATATTTTGTAGTTTCATTATGTTTTGGAGCAATTTTATATACACCAGAACTTTCTAACGTTGGCATTACAACCCAATCAAATTCTGGATAAACTTTTTTACAAAGTTTAATATATTTATCAATTATATCTAAAGAAGCGTTGTTTAATGCCCAACTAGCTTTTTTTCCAGAAGGACAATCATACTCACCACAACTTCCATCACCAAAGAAGAAGCCCATAATTTGTGCTTCATCTTCGGTTATTATATTATTTATAATTTTATTTTTTGGTAATTGATTATGTAATAATTCTGAACCAATTTTTACATCTTTTGGTGAAATTTCATTTCCATCTTTTGTAATTAATGAATGATCGTCAGTAACATCTACTAATCCAGTATGAGTTAAAATTCTAATCATTTTTTTATGAGAAGCTAGCTTATGACGAATAACTCTATGTAACTTAGTCCAACCTTTGTCCGTCCAAGTATCTATTCCATCTAGTTCACATACTTCTTTTTCTTGTTTTCCAGGTTCTAAACACCGAATCCAATTATTATTTCCATATTTTTCTGCTAGTTGTTCAATTGTAAGAATATCTACTACTCTATTTATTTCTTCTTTAGCTTCACCTTTCATAAAGGTGGATACGTATACTGGTGTATAATTAGCCACACTATCGCCGTATATGTATTCAGCTTTAGTTAAAACTGGTCCGTGATGTTTTGTATCGCAAATTGAATTCCCATAACATTCTTCGATAATTTTTTGTGCATATATTAATAATAATCTGCCGGTTGCAGTAGTAGCTGCAGCAATATCCATTTCATAAAAAGTGCTGGTTTTAGCTCCACACTGTCCATAAAGAGAATTAGCAGTTACTTTATATCCAAGTTGACGCTTATCAAGCACATTTTTCATAAACTCATCTGTTTGTTGTGGAATTAATTTCCTAGTTGTTTTTCTAGCAGTTAATAATTCTTCTAGAATAGAAGGCATAATAGCACGTTTACCCTCAGGAAATTGTGCAAATCTACATTTTTTTATGCCAGATTTAATTTTTTCTGGTGCGGATGCAGGTGATTTTCTGATATATTTATATGTGTCATATTCAATATTAACGTAACTATAATTAGGTAAATTATCATAAATGAAATCGCCATCTGAATTTTTTTCTCCTGTTTCTTCTATTAGATTTCCTGCTAAATCATATTCTCTTGTCCAAACCTTGCTATCATGTGATAAATTTTCACTCATCATACAAGATGGATAAAGTGATGCATAATCTACACAAGCAACTGGATTATCTAAATATAAATCGCACTTTGGTTCTAAAACAATTGCGCCCTCAAATCCATCATCCAAACTACCCTTTTCTATTACAGGCATTAGGGTGCGTTTTTCGCGGCATTTTTTAGCAATATAACTAGTTAATTTAATTCCTTGTCCACGCATTACTAGGAAATTAACCGGAACACTACAAATTTTAGCCATTTCAATAAATCCAGTAAGAATGTCGGCTTTGTTGAATAAATAATGAACTAAATTGCAATCTTGAATACAATATTTAGCAATAACAGCCCTATCATCTGCGCTGCCATTAGTCATTCTAAAAATATCTTTTGGTGTTACGTCATCCTTTGCAAGGCACCATCTGACTTTTTTATTTGTATCTGGATTAATATTACCTTCAACGCAAAATTTGCCTGCTAATTTATCTACATATATTACTTTAAATTTCGCACCATTTGCATAATAATCAATCGAATGACCGATTTCTTCAAAATGAACAAAGCTGCCTTCTAGCAATCCAGTCATATTCATAGTTTTTATTTCTGTTTCTGTAGATGATTTATGATCGAATGATTTGATAAAATCGCCAATAAAATGCCCAGCAACATAATCTAATTTATAAGATGACAAATTTTCTTCACGTCGAAAGAAGTTGTATAAATCTACTTGTAATCGGCCATTTATTTTAATAAATTTTAAATCATGTTGTCCGCTTGCAATTTGGATGGTGCTTTCTTCTAGTTTGTATTTACCGGTATCTCTATCTTTTGCAGCGCAAATTTCATCTTTATTTCTAGATAATTTTAAGAATTCTTCGATGCAATTATTTTCTTCGGCGCGTTTAAACATAAACATATAATCAAATCCAAATATATTGTAACCAATTATAATATCAGGGTTCTCTCTTTGGATCATTTTTTGCCAGGCTAATAAAACTTCTTTTTCTGTCTGATAACTTTCTAAAATGCTATTTTCGACTTGTAATGGAGAGCAGGTATTTAATGCAATACAGTGATTCATATATGGTTCTTGGTTGCCGTATTTCATAAAGGTTGATCCAATAAAGGTAACTTTGTCACCTTCTAAGGAAGGAAAACTAGAATTTAATGAAATATTAATTTCATCTAATTTGCCATCTCTTTCAAATTTTTTATCAAGAATTATATCTACGATTGTAGCCGTTTTATTTGAGTAAGACTTAACATACTTTGTGAAATTATGATCCGCTGCTTCATCGTCGTCATTTTCATCTTTATTTTTTAATTTATCAAACATTTTTTCTAAGGTATTAATTTCATTAAATTCATCTGTTTTAATAAAGCTTCTAACAGGCATTACAAGCCATTTTTCGCACATCTGGTCTACTTCTTGTTTTGTTTTCGGTTTTTTTTTGGGATATACGATGTCAATTTCATCCATTTGTTCGTATCCAAACGCGGCATTTATAATACGTTTTAAAATATTTTTGCATAATTCTGGTGTTATTTCCATTTTTAATTTTTCAATATATTCAATAATATTTGTTGCTAATTTTTTATATGTTTTGACTGGAATAGGAAAATCGCCGTGACTGCTACTTGCCTCAATATCAAAGCTGCATATTTTATATGGGACGATTGTTTCTTTATCATTTAAAGGTATAATATGTTTTTGATTAATACTAAATTCAAAATCGCATGATGTTCTTTTATTAACTATATCTATATTTTTAATTGTTTTATTTGGTATGGCAATCCAGCCAGATGGGCTAATATCTTTTATATGAAAGAAACGTAAAAGTGGTGGAATATTTGCCTCATATAATCGCATTTCTGTATTGTTAAAAATATAGCCATTTTCTAGTAATTTTCTGCCATCTTTCGTCCAATCTGAATACCATATATTTTTTGCTTTATTAAATGCCGCAAAACTATTAAATTCAAGTTTAATAAATTTATGTTCTTTACCGCCATCAAAGCCATATAATTTTTTACGCTTAATAATAATGCACTCGCTAATTGAGTCTTCATAAAATTTACCCATTTTAATTTTTATATGTGCTAAGAATTTTTCTTTAGTAGTAATATTCCATGTATCATTTACCATTACATAAAAGAATGGTTTAAACCCTTCTACGGTTACAGAAAATGTTTTGCCAATTTCATTAACGCCAAAAATTTGTATAAGAAATATTGATGAATCTTTAAATGATTTTTTGTCACTTGCAGATGATTCATCATCACTTTCAGAGTCATGAAAGCTATTATCAACGCTTAAAATATTAAAATCAAAAATTCTTAAGGTTTGTTCCATATTTATTGTTATAGTATAATAGTTTCTATTTATTATATTATATTAAAATCAATTTTATTTAATAATATTTCAATTAGTATTTTCGATGTCTTCTAGTTTTTCTTCTATTAGTTTTTCGTTTTCTTTTAGTGCTTTTTTTTCTTTTGCCGCCGGTTTGTTTATTTATTTTAGAATTAATCCATTTAACAAATGAATCTACTTTTCTGTCTTTTTCATCATCTTTTAAATCAGGGCAATCTTCATAATCTTCTGATGTTTTGCCCTTGTCCGCGATATATCTTAATGTAGGAAATCCTTTAGGTTGTGATGTTAAGTATTTGATTTCCTTTAATAATTCTTGATCAACATCGGCAATTACGATATTATCATTATTAGAATATTTATTCTTTAATACATTTTCAATTTTTTTCCATTCAGGACGTGTAGCATTACAAGGACCGCATCCTTCCAAATAAAAAATAACAAATATATTTTTGCCCTGTTCAACATATTCATTAAATAATTTGGTATTTTTGGTGGTTGGGTCTATATGTAAAATTTTCATTTATAAATTAACAGTAGAAAATAATAATTAATATAATATTTTATCCCCTATTATATATAAATGTCTACACTCACATATTTAATTATAGTGCTATTTTTAGCTGGAATATATTTTTACGCAAAATATACATCTACTAAATATAGTGAAAATTTTACAAATAATAGTGAAAAACGGTGCCCAAATATACTAATTCAAAAAGATTCCAAGTTTTATTTATATAATTCAAAAGTTGCAAAAGTTCCGGGAGTTAATCCGGTGGAATTTGATAATTTAGAAGATTATAGTGAATTTTTAGATTGGCAACATAGTCAGGGAATAAGGTGTCCTGTATTGTTTTTGCAGCAAACTTATGACGCGCAAGGTAATCCTGTTTACAAAGTAAGGCCAGGTGTTACTGAACAACAGGGAGGGTTGCCTCCTAGTCATGCTCTGCCACCAAATCCAACTGCATTAGTTGATGCAACAAGAAATGATCCTCCTTATAATACAAATTCTATGCCTTCTTTTGATCAGTCGTCTTATTATGTTGGAACAACAACACCTCTTGATAAAATGAATAATAATCCACAAGAAGAAAATATGTTGTATTCAGGTCCTAGCCCTGATCCAATGGATCCTAATTGGGGTGGGGCTGATTATACTCAAGGATTAGTTGATAAGGGTTATTATGCTGAAAATGAGGTTAAAATGAGAGTTTAACAAATAATATTATATTATATTATATATAAAATAATATGTTAAATAAAATATGTGGAAATAATAATCTAATTTATAATAAATTAGGATATAATAATACGTATTCAACTTTACAAGCTGCATCACGTTCTGGCGCTCAGGCATCAAGAATTTATAATTATAATAATAGATATGGAATACAACAAAACCTGATCCCCATTCCATGCCCAATTCATCCAGTTGATCCTGTTATACCTTCATATCCAGCAAATGTAAATTGTAAAGCATGTCATAGTTATTTTTATAATAGTAATACAGCAGATAAATCTAATATATGGCCAAATTTTGGAGGAAACTTAAGTAACACACGTGCTATTCCTGCGAATAGTATATATACTGTTAAATCTGAAAATTGTTTATCCATGTCTTGTCAACAACAAGTTAAATTACCCATGACATTAAATGGAGTTCAAATTTCTGGTTATTCTTTAACATATCATGGTATTTGTGATGCTATGTATTATTATAATGTAATTGTTTTAGATGCTGCTACATATTTAGGTGCTAATAATATTGGTGTTTTATTGGGTTTAGATTTGCAATCTTATGGTAATGTTGCTTTTATAATTAAGGTTAATCGAAAAACTGGTATTGTAGAAGCATGTAAATCTTGTGCAGAAATTACAGGAAAACCAAATAAACCTGTAATATTAAATATTTTTGATACGGGCGATGCCTCAACAAGAGGACCATTATTTTTATATAAAAATTATTTATATCTTACTGGTCAAGATACCCAATATTCATCAACTTATAAAATAAATACTAGTGATTTATCTTTAGTGCATTATGAGCAAATTCCACCGCAATTTAGTAAAATTATTACTCAAATAAGTGGTATTCCTATTACTGTTCCTTTTAAAACTAGAGAAATGAGAGAAGTATTGGTTATTCCTCCTACTACTGATCTTAATCCTGATATAGATGATGATTTTAGAAAATATCCTCTTGTTTTAACTATGAGCACAGGAAACACAACATATGCATATGTAACTAATAATGATAGTGATGCTGAAAGATTAATTAGATTCAAAAATTATTATAATACTAGTGGAATGGTATTTGCATATTTGGATAAAGGTAGCACATGGGAAAATATATGGAATTTTTCAACTGGTCCAGAACCGTTGGTAGTTGGAGATATATTACCAGACCAATGGTTTTCTCCGCAAACTGTATCATCTTCGCCAACTGATACAGCATATATATGGATTCCATTATATAATGGATTTATATTTACTGATAAAAATAATAATTATTATGCTTCAACAGGGAAAAATTTTGTTATAGGAAGTTATAATTTTAATACTTCATTAATTGAATCATTTAATACAACGCAAGAATCTATTGATTATTTTAATATTAATGCTAAACCAGGATATATTACTTTTGAAAATGGTAATGTATTTGATATTAATGAAACATATACTATATTGTTAGCAGATAATTCAGGCACTTATGATGTAAGTGGAAATCAATTATTAGCCCAGCCAATCAAATTATATTTATATCCTAATTTTGTAATACCTGAAATGTTATCAACCTGTCCAGGAGATATTATAGCAAATGCTGCATCTCACTACGGTGCTGGTATTTGGGGGTCTCCTTGCTGGGATTCCAGTTTAAATTTTTTATATATTCCTGGAGGTAATGCTTATAATTTTCCGCAATATGAAAGAGATTTAAGAGATCCAAGTGGTGTATATATAAGTAAAAATATTCAAGCATTAGCACAGGCAAATGCAGTTTTTAGTGATGGTTTAATTGGTAAACCACTTGTTCCTGTGGTAGAATTTGTAAATCCTGCATCGCCATATTTAACATATATGCAATATTTGGATATACAAGATGCTAGTAGTAATGCGCAAATATTTTTTAATGCTCAAAAAACTTTTTTACAAAATGATAGAAATTTACAAAATATTCAAATTAGTGAAAGAGGAAATCGTCTTTTAGATTGTGGGATTTCTGCAATTAATCCTTATAAAAAAGGAGGTAAAGCTGAATTAAAATGGTATTATCGGTTAATATGGGGAGGTATTTTTACATTTGAAGGATATTTAAATTATCCTTCAGGATTAATTCAAACACCTGGATTTTTTCAAAATGGTGGTTTAGAATTAAATAATGATACATTAGGTGTTTCATTAACAACAATTGGAACTGACCCAAGTGGAAATCCTATAAGAAGGTTAGTAGCTAATAATAAAGGTGAAATTACTGTATTAAATCCAGATGCGTATTTTAATATTGTTCCATCTGTTTCAAATGATATAGATTGTTCTCAAGGCATTTCTAGTTGTAGCCCACCATTATTAAATGGATCATATAATACATTTTTATCTTGCTTTCCAGACCAATTACAGGGCCCAATTGGCGGGTTAATAACTATGACAACTACTACAGGCAGAAATTTAATTATTACGCGAGATTCTGGAAATCCCAACACTGTAAATACTCAAAATGGTTTAATATGCACAGCTCAACGAGTTATTTTACCTAAGGCAAAAGGAATGGATAGATTTGCTGAATGTAATTCAGGATTTTTAACTTGTTATGATTTAGATATGATTGGAACAACAACTGATTTTAATAAAATAATGTTATGGCAAATACCTTTAATACGTTTTGGAACAAATAATGGGCAAAATGTGCCAGCAATTGGTTATCCATCAAATATATCAAATGGCCCAATTTGTGCATATGGAGATATTATTACGGTTGGTATGTCAAATGGGCAATTATGGTTAGTTGATGCAAAAGATGGAATAATTCAACATAAAATTGCGGTGTGTGAAGGAATTGCATGTGGCGGTCCAATAGTATCAAACCAACTTATGCTAACAGGTGGATATAATAAATGGGGTAAATTTAATGCAAATAAAGGATATTTTTATTATAGTTTTACACCTAATGGAAAATAAATAAATGTTTATTTAAAGTTTTAAACTACTGAGAAACTATTATAATTTAGAGAGAAAATAACTGAATTTTAAAGAATATTTATATCTGTCTAAATTATTTTAAAAATAAAAATAATATAATATATATATATGTTACCTAATTTAAAAAAAACAAAAAGAAAATTAATAATTGAAAGTTCTAGTTCTAAGTCTAATTCTAGTTCAAAATCAAAATCAATTCCTAGTTCTTCGCTAATGTCATCAAAATCATTAGAATTAAAATTAAAAAGTGAACACGGAGACTTTGATCTTGATAATGAAGATCCTGAAGCATTAAAAGGAAATTTAGAGCAAATTAAGACTTTGTTAGAAACACGTATTGAAAATTCAAAATATTTAGAAAATACACTACCACCTAAATATGTTCAATACGATCCAAGCTGTATTCGAAAATACAGTAATTTTTCATTTCCAAAAGATTACAAAATTTTTTATGATTTTGTAGATTATTTTCCTTCTGAAAAATTGCGTCAAGCAAAAAAACTTAATAGTGTTACCAAAGTTCAAGAATATTTAAAAAAACTACATAGCAAAGATATGTATAATGATTTTATTGATACATTAAAACTTGTCTCTCCAAAAACACTTACTTTAATAGATAAGATTCAAGAATTAGATGACAAAGATATGGCTCAATATGGAAAGAAATTTAAACATTTTATTTTTTCAGATTCAAAATCTTCTATGGGTGGTGTCAAACTTCTAGCAAGTGCTTTAATTGCGTCTGGATTTAAATTAGGATATACTGCCAACCCTAAGTTTGGGAATAAAAACTGGAATAAAATGGAGTTGTTATCTAATGCGCAGTTAGCTAAATCAAAATATAATAATTTTTATATGTTGTGTTCTAAATCAGTATATGATGAACCAATTAGTGTGGGGACTAAAAAAGAAATCTTAGCACGATTTAATGAACGCCCAGATAACGTATATGGTGAAAACATTCGTATTATATTGATGGATGGCGGATACAAAGAAGGAATTGATTTATTTGATATTAAATACGTCCATATTTTTGAGCCAACATTAACCCATGCAGACCAAAAACAAGTAATTGGTCGCGGAACTCGCACTTGTGGACAAAAAGGGCTTGATTTTCACCCACAAAAAGGTTGGCCTCTTTATGTTTATATTTATGATTTAAAAATGGATGAACCATTTAATAAAACACTAGGAGCAACAACTGGTATCGAAATGTATTTTAAAGCTAAAAATATGAATGTTAAATTATTAAATTTTACAAATGAATTAGAGACTACATGTATTGAAAATGCGGTAGATTATGAGTTGAATAAAAATATTCATTCTTTTTCAATTTCATTTGATGAAAAAGGTGAATCATTACGTGGGGGTGAATCTTCTAGTTCTAGGTCTAAATCTCCTAGTTCTAGATCTTCTAGTTCTAGGTCTAGTTCTAGGTCTAAATCATCATCATCTTCTAAGTCTCCTAGTTCTAGTTCTAGTTCTAGTTCTTCATCTTTATCTTCTAGGGATTCATTTTTTAGAACCAAAGTAAAATCTGCTGCATCATCTAGATCTTCAAAATCTAAAACCTTTTCACATTCACCACGTTCTAGTGTATCAGAAGTTATAAGTTCTCATTCTAATACTCCTTCATTAAATAAAGAATTTTTTGAAAAATCATTATCTAAAACTACATTAGAATTTTCTGTAGATAAACCATTAAAAGCATCTCAAATGCGCCAATATGTAAATGATTACTTTTCTCAATATGCATGGGATCCAGTTGTAATGGAAAATAATTGTTTGACAAAAGGAGGAAAAAAACAATTAGGAGGTGCAACAATTATGAATTATACACCAACTCAAGCATTTATTAGTAATTTTTTTACACCACAAAATCCTTTAAAAGGTATGTTGTTATGGCATAGTGTGGGTACTGGAAAAACCTGTACGGCAATTGCAACCGCAACTTCTTCGTTTGAAAAACAAGGTTATACTATTCTTTGGGTAACACGAACAACACTTAAAAATGACATTTGGAAAAATATGTTTGAGCAAGTATGTCACGAAATTATTAAACTTAAAATTGAGAATCAAGGAATTGTTATTCCTTCAAATAATACTGACCGAATGAAACTTCTTTCAAAATCCTGGAGAGTGCGTCCTATGTCATACAAGCAATTTAGTAATCTTGTATCTAAAAAAAATCAAATTTATGAAACGATGGTTAAAATAAATGGAAAAGATGATCCATTACGTAAAACATTATTAATTATTGATGAAGCGCATAAATTGTATGGTGGCGGTGATTTATCTTCTATTGAAACTCCTGATATGGTTTCCCTTCATGCTTCATTAATGAATTCTTATATTATGTCTGGTTCAGAATCGGTTAAATTGTTATTAATGACAGCTACACCTATCCAAACAGACCCGATGGAATTAATAAAGTTAATAAATTTATTTAAGATGCCTAATGAACAAATGCCAGCAAATTTTGATATGTTCTCAGAAGAATATTTGAATGATAATGGTTTTTTTAATCCTGATAAATTACATAAATTTAGAGATGAAATTGCAGGTCATGTTAGTTATTTAAATCGTGAAAAAGACGCGCGTCAATTTTCTCAACCGGTTGTATCTGTAATACAAACAAACGTTTATGATAAGGAAATATTGCATTACAATAAAAAACTCACACGTAAGTTGTATTCTGGTATGTCTAAAGAAATTAATGATAAATTAAAAACTCTTAAATCAAATCCTATACTTAAAGCTAAGACACCAGATGGTTATATTACATTAAAAAATCTTTGTAACACTTATAAATCTCCTAAGGCAAAAAATGCATGTAAAAAAATTGTAAATACTTATAAAAAAGATAAAACTGCCCAGCTAAAAGAAGAAAAAGCCGTGCTTAAACAAGAATTAGAAGATTATAAAATATTTGCTAAAGATTTTAAAGAATTACAGCATTCTGATATAAATAATGCTAATAAGAATGAAGAATTATCACCGTTGATGTTTCGTTCAAATCACAATAAAGTTTCTATGATTAATATTGAATCTGTTTATGGTCGTTTAAGTAAATGTGGTAAATCTATAAAGAACACAACTAATTTAATAAACAGCGCTATTTCAAATAATGCTACTATAGCCCAGCTTAAAAATAAAGTGGATGTTTATAAACAACGAATTGCACAAAATTCACTTATTCTTAAAAAGGAAAAAAATTCTGAAACGAAAAAAGTTTTAAACAACTTAATTAAAAAAGATAAATATAAATTAAATACTAGAAGTAAAACTCTAAAATTAAGTATTAAAAAATTCACTAAACTTGTAAAAAATAATATTAAAAAAACAAAACAAAATATAAAAGCAAGTCAAACAAGTCAAAAGAGAATGATTCAAAAATTAAAAAAATTAAACATTTATGAACCTGAACTTGAGGATAAAGATTTGGAACAAAAAATAAAAGATGATATTCAAGGTGCAGTTGAAGGAATTGAATTAAAATTAAAAGAAAAGGAAGATAATAAACAAGCGCGTACTATGAAAAAAATGGAACACGAACAAAAGAAGTTACAAAAAGAGGATTCTAAATTAGCTAAACAGCATGCAAAAACAATGAAGAATATAGCAAAACAAAAAACTAAAGAAGACAAAGAGTTTGCTAAATTACAAAAGGCGCGCGAAGCCGAATTTAAAAAAATAGATGTTGAAGTTCAAAAAAAAAATGCCGAAGTTCAAAAAAAGGAAAAAGAAATGGAAAAACAACGTGAAAAAAAAGAAAAAGAAATGGAAAAACAACGTGAAAAACAAGAAAAAGAAATGGAAAAACAACGTGAAAAACAAGAAAAGGAAATCAAAGCACTTGCTCAAAAAAAAGAAAAGGAATTAGAAAAACAACACAAAAAAGAAGAAAAAGCACAAACCAAAACTAATAAAAAAATTAAAGGTGGAAAATTATACTCTAAAACTCGCAGAAGAATATAAATTCTTTATAAATAAATGTTTATTTAATCTTTTTAATTGCTGAATCATTAATTTCCTTTAATTTTTTAATCCGTTCATTATCTTCTTCATTAAGTCTATTAATATAATTATATGTAAATATAGATTTTGAAAGATAATAAAATGGTATAGAAAATGTAGATAAAAAATAATAATAATAATTACTTGGGATAAATATACTTGCTGCTCCTAACATATTACCTATAATTATAAAGTATGACAAATCTTTTTCATTTTGTTTTACTAATTCTAAATAATTATGTTCAAATAATTTGCCTGTTTCACCGCATTTAGTATCATCATTTCTAATATTTTTAGCATACTCATTTAAAATATAATTATAATTAGTATTATTATTTGATTTATATATAAATTTTTTGCATGTTTTATTTTTACTATTAAAATTTAAACAATTATCACATTTAGGAAATAGGGTTTTAATGTTAATATTTGTGCTAAATGGTCGTTTATTTAAATATATAAATCTATACATATTATTAGATTTATATAAAGCTTTATATGAGTTTATTTTATTTTATATTATTTTATATATTATATTATTTTATATATTATATTATATTATAATAAATGGATTCAGATTCAGGTTCAGAAGACGAAAACGGACAAGACGAACGTCTTGAAATACAAGCTAACCGCATGATAAGAATACCAACAAGCGAACAAAGAACATTTGCAACACAATCTGATATGCTAGAACAAATGATTGCAAATGAATCGCAACAAATGAAACATGAAGTTTTGGATAATGTTATTGAATATCTTAGATTTGCAGGTATGCCTGCGGACACCGATGAAGATTTGGACCAGCCAGCCACCGTGATTGCACATGAAATATTTTCCGACAACGAAACTCCATCAGATGTATATGATAGGCATAGGCAAGACTTTCAACAAGTAGGAATACCTAAATCAGCATTTATACGTGAGTTATTACACATATTTGGAGGTGAAAGAAATATGTCAAAACAAGATAAGGCACGAAGAAGCACAGCAAGAAGCCAACAAGCTGCAGCAACCAAAAGAATAATGGATATTGCAAAAGCTGAAATGGCGGTTAAACAGCAACAACGTGGGGATAAAAAGGCTGCAGAAATAAAAGCACGAGGTCAAGCTGCGCCTGGTTATAATGCGGATGATTATGATCAACATCTAAATCTTGGAGGTAAAAGAAAAAGCAGAAAGAGTAGAAAAAGTAGAAAAAGCAGAAAGAGTAGAAAAAGCAGAAAGAGTAGAAAAAGCAGAAAGAGTAGAAAATAATTTTTTATTTAGTAAATATTAATTTATTTTCTACAGATATCTTATAAATGGATCCGCAACAAGATTTAATAAATGCAAGGGCTGAGGCAAGAGCAGCAGTAGTTGCGAGACAAGAAGCCGCAGCTAATCGAATGCTTAACCGAGGCCAAGCTCAATTGCCACCACAAGCTCAAGTTCAACAAAGAGGTAATAAAAGAGCTGCAGAAGAAGCTGCAGAAGGTAATGCTGCAGAAGTAGTAGGTCAAGCTGCGCCTGGTTATAATGAGAATGATTATAATGAATGGGCTGATCAACTAAATCATGGAGGTAAAAGAAGTAGAAAAAGTAGAAAAAGTAGAAAAAGTAGAAAGAGTAGAAAAAGTAGAAAAAGTAGAAAAAGTAGAAAAAGTAGAAAATATTATTAATAATATTTATTAGTAAATAATTTATTTTCTACAGATATCTTATAAATGGATCCGCAACAAGATTTAATAAATGCAAGGGCTGAGGCAAGAGCAGCAGTAGTTGCACGACAAGAAGCCGCAGCTAATCGAGTACTTTATCCAGGCCAAACTCAACTGCCACCAGAAAATCAAAATCAAACTCAAGCACCTCGTGGACAACCACAAACACGACTACCTCGTGGGCCGCCGCCATCTCAAATACCACAAGTGAGACTAATTGGAGGTAAAAGAAAAAGTAGAAAAAGTAGAAAAGGAAGAAAAAGTAGAAAAAGTAGAAAAGGAAGAAAAAGTAGAAAAAGATAAATTTATGTTTTATCAATAAATTTCATAACATTATTTAGAGCAGCTTTGACTTGACCTAATGCGGCTAATCGGCCTAACCCAAAAAGAGGGTTTGTTTGATCAATTGTTAATGTTGTTTTTAACATTAAATTATTAACCAAATCATCCATATTAATTACTACATTTTCATAATCGGTTCTATATTTACTAACTAAAAGTGCATCCTGTAGTTGAATTACTTGATTTTTTATATTAGCTGCATAACTAGCAGCTTCACCTGCTACACCATTTGAACTTGTGCTAGAGCTAGTAGTAGTAGTGCTAGATGATCCTGATTTATTTTCAAGACCTTCTTGAAAATTTATATTACTAAATATAATATAAGTTAAAATACAAATACTTATAAAAATAAACAAATTACATAAAAATGAATTATCCATTATATTATATAATTTTAAAAATATTTATTTATTTAATAAAAACTTTATAATATTTACCGAACAATTTTTATTAATTTTTCTGATTTGATTTTTTGAATTTATATAGCTAATATCTTTCAAGCATTTTTCATCTTTTTGAATTTCTGTTAGCAAATTAGATAATGTTTTAAATTTATGCATTATTGCTACAGATGTAACAGAACTGATTCCTGGTATTTGACAAAGCATAATTTCGGAAATATTATCTGGTGTAATATTATCTTTTTTTACTTTTTTAATTACTCCAATATAGTCCTTATCACTAGGTTCTGTATTTGTATTTGTTGAATCATTATTTGTATTATTTTGATAATATGGTTGTTTATTTGCAGATTCACTCTTGATTAATTTATTAGCTGTATTACATATAAAAGCCGCGGTCTCAGCGATTGAAAATGTTCTAAATGTTGAGAACCCTTTATAGTAATTTAGAGAGAAAATAGCCGAATACAAAGAATATTTATCAATATTATGTTTAAAATGAATAGATTTATTTAAATCTCCTTCAATTAAATAAATAATATTGTGATTTGAATGAGTCAAATTATTTAAACGGTATGATTGTTCCTCATATCTACCATCCTTAATGCTAGCAGCAAGATCCGTAATAGATTTTCTCTCTATAATTATTTTATCTTCTAGATCATTTGAAATGATAATGTCTCCTAGAGGCAAATTTTCAACTAAAATAACTAAATCTTTAAAAATATCAACAGATGTTATAAGTTCTCTAATATTTTTTAGTAATTCTTGCTCCCGATTATCAACTCTAATTTTCATTAATAAATAATTTAATAAATTGTTATTAAATTGTTTTACAAAATATATTTTTTTCCATCTTTTAAAAAAGATGGAGTCAAAACATTTGGTTCAACCTTTTCTAACCCATATTACCACCATGAGTTGCAGAGTAACCATATTTCTGCGTCGTAATGGTCTTACTGACAATACAAAATAGAGGAACTGTTTGAGGTGCGCGTGTTAAATTAACATTACTTGTTAAATACCAACCCACTCGTGGTGCGATCCCGGCTTTTTTAATTCCGCCGCACGTGTTTGTTCGATTACAAATTGATTGTTGATAACGACTTGCTTTACTACCTGAGCTGTATACCATTTTATATACTACAAAAATATTATATTTTATAAAAATATAAAATTCATTATTCTAAATATTTAAAAATAAATCCTTTTGCTGTTTTTTGTTTATTATATAAAACAGCCTTAATATTACTTGGAGAAATATTTAAAGTTTTACTAGCTTCTACAATTGAATTAAAATCTGTAATTTTATTCATTTCTAAATCATATTGAGTAATTTTTCTTGTAAAATTATTTCCTAAACCAATTTTATATTTATGTATTTGATTTTCTTTATTTGTAACCCATTCTAAATTACTAACAGAATTGTTTAATTTAACACCATCAATATGATTAACTTGTTCTTTATTTTCTGGATTTTCTAAAAAAGTAAAAGCTATTAACCTATGTAAAGCATATGTTTTATTGTATATAAATACTCTTATGTAGCCATGTTCATTAACTTTATAATTATCCATAATTATTCCACTACTATTTTTAAATCTTCCTAAATTAGATACAAAATATTCTTTATCATTATTAATATTAATATTTTGTATAATAACTTTTTTCCAAATTTCATCCTTTAAACTTTGGTTAGTATTTTCTAATTCCCATTTAAAACCATAAGCTGTTTTTGATAATTTATTTATAACATTTCCTATAGAATTTCTACAACTATGAGTAGTTTTAGTTAAATTATTATTAAAAACCCATTCAGCAGCTAATCCAATAGAATTATATTTTTCTAATATTTCATTCGTAATTTTATCAATTCGATTAATAGATTTATTTCTATTTGTTGTAATAATAACATTTAATTTACTATGAATATTATTTTCTGTTTTAGTATTCCATTCTAAATTCGAAATATTATTATTATGTTTATTTTTATCTTTATGGTTAACATCTGATTTATTTTCAGGATTTGGAACAAATGCTAAAGCAACTAGACGATGTGTTGTAAATGTTTTTTTACCAAAAGTATTTACTAATGAAATGCATAAATAACCGCATTTACTATTTATTTTCATTAATTTATTTGTGTTAGTATTTTTAACTTGACCGAAAGTGCTAACCTCATAATTTTCAAAACTTTCAATAGATTTCCAAAATTCTTCTTCCATAAATTATGGTATATACTATATAGGGAAGACATCTCTAAGTAATATTACTCCACATTCTAAAATGCACAAAAAAGTACCAAATGAAGTGTTGCTTCTTTATTAATATTATAATCTGATAATGTGCGACCATCTTCGAGTTGTTTTCCAGCATAAATTAGTCTCTGTTGATCTGGTGGAATACCTTCTTTATCTTGGATTTTTTGCTTTACATTATCAATTGTATCAGATGATTCAACTTCTAGAGTAATTGTTTTGCCTGTTAATGTTTTAATAAATATTTGCATTATTATAAATATAAGTAATATGTAGTCTTTAAATTGATAATCTTAAGGTTAAATTATAAAAATTTAAATTATAAATATTTAGTTAATATATGGCAAAAAAAATAGATAAACCGAATTCTTTATTTTTATATATATCTGCACATGGAAGTGATGGAATTATATTTAGTTCAAAGGATCCAGCAAGAAAAGATCAAAGTATGTTAAAAAATATGTCTTCATTTATAGCAACTAAATTACATGTTGATGATTCATCACTAAAAGAAATTCCTCCTGAGGTTATAACTAATTCAGTTTGTCAACTTTTCTTAGGAGAAGCAGTTTCTGTATCAGGTATTTGCGCCTTATATTCACCGTGGTATGATAACAATCCTTTGCCATCAGAAACAGAACTTAATATTGTCGGTACTTATAATATATTTAATACGCCGAGTCATGGAGTAAATAATTTAAATTTATCAAATCATGGTAAATTTATCGAACTTTTAGATAGATTTAAACAATTATATATTCGTAGAAACTTAAGTAAAGTTGATAGGCTTACTACAGAAGAAATGAAAACTACACATGCTCAAAATACAACACTAAGTAAAACAGATGGATTATTTCGTTCATTTACACCGTCTCCATTTGAAAGAGATAAACAATTTTATTTTTCACCAGCTCAAGAAGAAATTACTGATGGCACTAGTAACACAGAACATTATGGAATTCATTTTGTAAGTGTTACGCATAAATATTTGCCCGAAAAATTTGGTAGTATTGATCCATTTCCTTTAGATGTACGTGGTGTTCAACCTAAACCAAGCAGATCTCTAACAAATTTCGAGGCAGATCCATATAATATGAATCATTTAAATAATCAAACAATATTTAGACATATTTTAGATGAGAGAATATCCGCTAGAGAAATTACTCACGAAGAATTTACTGAGGCGAGTGCAATTTTAGATTCGTTAATAATAGTTATAGGAAAAAAATATCCATCAACAGATTTAAGCAAATTATGGATTTTATTTACTATTTTAGGGTTTGATGAAGTTTATATATTAGATACTTCTTGTCGTGAATTAATACAGATGGAACAATCAGAATCATTTAGAAGTGGTATGCCACGTGGTGAATTTAACAAACAAACTACAGTAAATGTAGGAACTCACGCGGATCCAATTAGTTGGACTGCAGATATAAATGATCCTGGTGAAAATTTAGTTACTAGAGGTAAAGCAAAACAAGATTTAGCAAATCTTAAAGATGCTAGATTAAGAAAAGGTGGTAGAAAAACTAGAAAAACTAGAAAAACTAGAAAATGTAGAAAACCAAGAAAATGTAAAAGGAGTAAAAGAAAAAGAAATAAATTAAGTTAAATAAAACAATTTAGAGTTTTCTATTTATAATAAATTATATTTAAGAATGTCAGATAAATTAATTGCACATGATGATGATATTTTAAAAACGGATGAAGGATTAATTTTTAATCCTTATAATCCACTAAATACTGAGATTTCATTGAACCAAGTTCAATCAATTCTTATTAAATATGGCGCAAAGCCAATCATAAATAATATAGCCCTTTATAAACGTGCATTTGTTCATAGATCATATACTAAAAGACCGCACTTTGAAAATACTCTGCAAAACATAACAATTGTAGAAAGGCCTGCGGATTGTATGCCTTTAAGTAGTAAACATAATGAAAGTCTAGAGTTTTTAGGAGACGGTGTTTTAGAATTAATTACAAAATTTTATTTATATCGTAGGTTTCCAAAGGAAAATGAGGGATTTATGACTGAAAAGAAAATTGCAATTGTAAAAAATGAAGCAATTGGTAGAATTGCATTAGAGATGGGATTACATAAATGGCTTATTCTCTCTAAACATGCAGAAGAAAAGAAGATTAGAACTAATTTAAAAAAGTTGGGATGTCTTTTTGAAGCTTTTTTAGGTGCCCTATTTTTAGATTTTAATAAAATTGCAGTTAAGGATGATGAAAATTGGTTTAAAAACGTATTTGTCACGGGCCCAGGTTTTCAAATGGCACAGGTATTTGTTGAAAATATTTTTGAGGCACATATTGATTGGATTGCTTTAATTCAAAATGATGATAATTATAAAAATATATTACAGGTTAAAATTCAAAAAGAATTTAAGGTTACACCTCATTATGTGGAAATAGAGCACGATATTGATTTAGGATATAAAATGGGGGTATACTTATGTCTAGGTCAGCAAATATTTAATTTAAAACATTCAGATTCTATAAATATTTCAAAGTTTAAAACATTTCAATCCGTTCAAGATTATATAGCTCAAAATGAAAAAATATTTTTATTTATGGGAGAAGGCCAACATAAGATTAAGCGAAAGGCAGAGCAAATTGCATGTAATGAGGCATTAACATTTATTAATTTTAATAGTCAAGTCTAATAATATTAACTAAATCTAAATAATATTAATCAATTATTCAATACATAAAATTATATAAATTTATATATTGAATTAATATATATATAAATATGAATCCTTTAGAATCATTAATAAATAAATTAAAAATTAAACCTCAAGATATTGGGTATAAACCAGTTGATGTTTTAATAAAAGGGACGTATAAAGATGAAAAAGAAAATGAATTTGATATTGATGAAATAATGAAAACATTTACTGAAAATAAATTACTTAAAGTAATTCTTAAACAACGAATACTGCAGCATGCTGAAATTATTGAAGTTCCAGAAAATGAACTGGCTATTAAAAAGGCTGTAAAGGTGGGTGAAAAACGCAAAATTATTATTGAGGAAGATGAAACTGAGGGAACAGTTGCAGTTACTCTTCCAAAAAAAACAGAAAGAAAAACTAAACCAGTTGAAAAAGGAATAGCTGTTTTAGGTCCTGAAACATTTGTTGAAATTGGAGATATAGCAATTGATAAAAGATTACCTATAAAAGAGAAGCCCTTTAAAATAATTGCAAGTAGTTATTATATGAATAATAGAGAAAAATTCGTTAATTTTATTAATTCATTATTTGCACCTTATAAGGAAGAATTGAAACAAAATGCCGCAAATATATCATGTGAAACAATTGGAAATACAAGTAGCAATATGGCACTTTTATTACATCAGCAAATTGTCAGGGATTATATGAATTTGTATACTCCATACCGAGGATTATTATTATATCATGGTCTTGGATCCGGTAAAACGTGTTCTTCGATTGCAATTGCTGAAGGTATGAAAGATTCCAAAAGAGTTATTATTATGACCCCCAAATCATTACGTCGAAATTATATGGAAGAATTAAAAAAATGTGGAGATCTTATGTATAAAAAGGATCAATATTGGGAATTTATATCTACAATTAAAGATGAAAATTTAGCAAAGGTATTATCGGCTATTTTAAATTTGCCAATAGAATATATTAAAAAGAAAAAAGGCGCATGGTTTGTGAATATTACCAAACCATCTAATTATATTCAGTTATCGACGAATAGTAAAATATCCTTGGATGATCAGTTGGATACGATGATTGAGGCAAAATATTTATTTATTAATTATAATGGATTACGTTTAAAACGTTTAGAAGAATTGACTTCTGGATTTACACGTAATTTATTTGATAATTCGGTTGTAGTAATTGATGAAGCGCATAATTTAGTTAGCAGAATAGTAAATAAAATTAAAAAAGAACCACTTATTAATGAAATTAAAAAAGGGGATCAGGAACGTGCTGCATTCGATTTAGCAAAAAAACTGTCAGATATTGTAGATAGCTCAACAGATATAACTGAAATAACTGAAAAGAAAAAAACAGCTCTTAAAGAACATTTAAGTAATTTATTGGAAAATATTAAAACAAATCAAGAAATTAATGATAATGAGAAAAATACACTTGAAAAATCATTAATCAATATTCTAAAAGGCGTAGATAATTTAGAAGATGCGTCATCAAGTATTCAACAAGCGCATGATTTAATTGCAATTATTATTACAAGATTAAAAGAAAATCCTGTTCTTATTTCAAGAGTTGGAGAGAAGGAATTTTTACCTAAATATTTATCTTCAAAATTATACGAATACTTATTAAGTGCAAAAAATGCTAGAATTATTTTATTAACTGGCACTCCTGTTATTAATTATCCAAATGAATTTGGAATAATTTTTAATATTTTAAGAGGATATATTAAAACATGGGAATTTCCAATAGATGATTCTAGCACTAAAACAATTGATAAAGATATATTAATGGATATATTAAAAGGTGAAAAATCATTAGATTATGTTGATTATTCTCAATCATCACATATTTTATCAATAACAAGAAATCCTTTTGGATTTAAAAATAAAATTAAAAAAGAAGAAGGTTATAAAGGGGTCACAAATGCTAAGGAAACAAGCAAGGGCATTTTAGATATTGATACTAGTTCTTTTGATAATGATACTGATTTTGAAAAAAGAATTATTGGAATATTAAAAAGAAATGATATAAATATTTTATCAGCTGGAATTAAAATTACAAATAAAAAGGCATTACCTGATACTTTAGATTTATTTATAGGTCAATATATTGATGATAATACTAAAAAATTAAAAAATATTCCAGCATTAAATAGACGTATTATTGGGTTATCTTCTTATTTTAGAAGTGCACAAGAAAGCTTACTTCCCCGATTTACAAAAACCTTAGGTGTAGATTATCATATTGTTAGAATCCCTATGAGTGATTTTCAATTTAAAATATATGAAGCTTCTCGAGTTCAAGAGAGAAAGACCGAAAAGTTTTCAAAGGGTCCACAAACAACGGGTGGGTTATTTAAAGAATCAACATCAACATACCGCATATTTTCCAGGCTGTTTTGTAATTATGTTATGCCTGACAGACCTATTCCTAATAAAGAATCAACCAAATCAGCCGAGACCGCAGAAGAAATAGAAGATGTTAATTTAATTGGCAATATTTTAAAAGAGGCAGATAAAATAGCAAATAGAAATGATTTGAATGATGATAATGAAGGTGAAGTTGAAGGTGATGAAATTTTAAATAATATTGGAGGTTTAACATATAAAAATCGTATTGATGCAGCTATTAAACATATTGAGGAAAATTCAAATGATTTTTTAACACCTGAAGCATTAGAAAAATACAGCCCTAAATTTTTGCATATGTTTGAAAATATTAATGATCCTAGAAATATTGGATTACATTTGGTATATAGTCAATTTAGAACTCTTGAAGGTGTCGGAATTTTTAGTTTAGTTTTAGAAAAAAATGGATTTGCAAGATTTAAAATTATTAAATCTGCTAGTAATTCATGGGAAATAGATATTAGTGAATCTGATGCAGGTAAACCGACTTATGCTTTATATACCGGAACTGAGTCCCCGGAAGAAAAGGAAATTATCCGTAATATTTATAATGGAGATTGGGATTTTATTCCTACAAATATAGCAAATGAACTAAGACAAAAATCGAATAATAATAATATTGGAGATATAATTAAAGTTTTAATGATTACTTCTTCTGGTTCTGAGGGAATTAATTTGCGTAACACGCGGTTTGTTCATATTATGGAGCCATATTGGCATCCTGTGCGTATTGAACAAGTTATTGGGCGTGCTAGACGTATTTGTAGTCATAAAAATTTGCCGATTGCTTTGCAAACAGTCGAGGTATTTATTTATTTAATGATTTTATCTGAAAGTAAGCTGGAATCAGGTGATGCGAATGAGTTAAGAAAACATGATTTAAGTAAAATTGATAAGGTGCCAGTTACAACTGATCAATTATTATATGAAATTTCTGAAATTAAAGGAAATCTTACTAGGCAATTAACTGAATCTATTAAGGAATCCTCGTTTGATTGTCAGCTTTATTCAAATGGCAAATGTGTTAATTTTGGTGAGCCAAATAGTGATAAATTTGCATATTTTCCTGATTATTCTAAGGAAGTAGATGATAATAGTTATAAACTTAATCAAACTAAAAAAATAACCTGGAAGGGTAAACCTATTACAATAAGTGATGTTGAATATATTTATAAAAGAATAAATGAAAATTTATTGAATATTTATGATAAGTCAAGTTATATGGCAGCTTTAACAAATCCAAATGTGGAGCCATTATTAATAGGCACTCTTGAAACTGTTGAAGGAAAAAGAGTATTTAAACCTATTTAAATCTACTATTTATTTTATAATAAAATATTATATAAAATAAAATACTTATTTTTTTCTAGTTTGTTTTTTTCTAGTTTGTTTTTTTCTAGTTTGTTTTTTTCTAGTTTGTTTTTTTCTAGTTTGTTTTCTTTTATGTGTTTTATAATAATGTTTTTTAAATCTATATTTTTTTCCGCCACCAAAGAACATTTGGATTACATCATTTTCTCTATATTCTTTTATAATTGCAGCCCATTCTGCTGATAAATTACCAGATTCTTCAGCTCTTATTTTGCCTGTAGCATATGCTACAAATCCATCCATTGTTCCATCCTCCGGATGAGAAGTCGTGTATTCTTGAAGCCACCTATCATATAATGTTCTTCTACGTATATTTGCTGCTGCTGCTATTTCTTCTGGGCTTAGAGTTGCTGCAACAGTAACACCAAATGCAGATTGAATAGCTACACGAATTTCTGGTATCAATCTATCACGCATCCCGGGTTGACAAGAAATATGAGAATTACGATTCCAGGTCCCTATAAAACATCCATCTGATTCTTCTGAATATGCTTCAATATTTTCACGTATCAAACTTCCTGCCCAAAAATTTAACATTTCTGGATGTGGTTGATTCTTTAAAAATCTATATATAAGCCAAAACAATTCTGGTGCGATTCCTCTTATTGCGTCTATGACTATGCTTATTTCAGCACGTCTTTTTTGCGGGGGAACCTCTATCCAGGCATTATCACGATCTAAACACCTGAAAAATTCTTCTTTTATGTTTTCCCAAAATTCGTTTCCATTCGGCATACGCACATCTGTAACATTAAAGGCATTATTTAATACTTCGTTCACACGACTGAGATTTCTGATACGTGCATTATGAATCCCCATAAAAACAGTATTTTCACTAGGAGTAACACTTGCTATACATCCTTCTGCTAGTTGTTCGTATGTAAATCTGGTTCCAGGTATACATGAATTTATAGTTACTGGTGGAGGTCTTTGTGGAGGTCTAGGTTGAGGTCTAGGTTGAGGTCTAGGTTGAACAAGTACACAAGTACCTACTGCAGAGTGTGGAGCTGGACTATAAATTTCACGAAGAAATGTAGCTAAAATATCAAATCCTATGTGTGCATTTAATGCTATTGCCAATTGTTCAAATTCCCCAATATCTAAAGAGCCGCTGTGATCTGTGTCATACCTAGCATGTATTTCTGCATTATAGTAAGGCTGACCAGCCCAAGTGGTTGGTAATAATTGAAAAAAGGCGAATAATTCTTCCTGACTTAAAGAGCCGTCATGATTATTATCCAAAAAATTAAATAAATTGGTCATTACCGCCTCATCAACATTTTCTACTGGTTGTGCAGGTGGTTGATCACAAGCATAACTATCAATAAATGCCCTTGTAAGTATAGAATTATCTAAATATCCCTCTAATTGGTGGAAATAGTGATGCATAAAATCATTTAATTCAACTGTATTAAATGGTTGACCACGCGTGGCCTGTGGGCTGCCTTCCATAACCATACCAATAATTTCATGTAAATATCTAGCAGTTGGTTCAGGCATTTGTTGTTCATACAAATTATTTATTTCTCTAATAAAATCACTCAACCCTACAGCAAGATCTTCAATTGAAATTTCTGGCGATGTTTCTGATTTTATAAGAATAAAAGTTGAAATGGCCTCATAAAATTTATTATAATCAAATCCTCTATTTGCCATTATAATATATATATATATATATATATATATAATAATTATTTTTTTTGTAGTAATTGTAATATTAAATTGATATTATTATTAATTTCTTCTATTTTTTCTTCTAAAATACTTAATCTAGTAATAGTTATTTCTTGTGATTTTTCTGGTGTTATTTTTTTTAATTTTTTAAATATATTATTTTCAAATAATATATCTTCATTTTCAGACGACATATTTAAACTAATATTTTCATCTTGCCAACTTATGTGTTTTTTTGGTACTAAATCAATAATATCTTTTTTAATAATTGAATTTTCTATATTTTCGTTATTTATTTTTATATATTTTATAGAATTATTTTTATTTATTTGTGGAACTAATTTTTCATTTTTAATTGATGTGTCTTGAGATTTTAGCCATGAATCAGCATTTGTATTACTTAATGTTTTATTTAATTGTTCTACATCATATTTTCTTTGTTCTAATGCCTTTTTAATTTCTAATTCCATTTCATTTATTGGTTTATCTAAATTATCATCAGTAAATTTTGGAACAGGTGGAACAGGTAAGCTCATAGCATTTGAAAATTCGTTTTGTTTTTGAGATAATTCTTTTTCAAAAATAGTTTGTCTCTCTGTTTGTAAATCAGAAGATGTAATTATTTCCTTTTTATTTTTATTTTTATTTTGAGACTGACTTATAATAACATTTGCTCGATTCATAATTAAACTAATAAATTTTTTATTCATATTCATTAAATTTGATGAGGTTTTTTTCTCTACTTCATTAAAACCACGAATATTTTTTTCAAAAGTGTTAGAAATTTGTTGTAATATTTCATTAGGTTGATTTTGCAATAAATCATCATCCGTTACCACTTCCCAAAGTAATTGAACATTTATTTTTGTTAAAAAATCATTTACTGACATATATAATATTTATATATAACAATTATTTATATTTTAATAATTGTTATATTTTAATAATTGTTATATTTTATATTATTAAAAAAAATTATCATTTAAGGTAAATATTAAATGTTCTATAAATATATAAATAATTGTCATATTTTACTCCAAATATTATATTACACCATATGAATCTCTACAAATAGTTGGATCTCCAATAAATTTAGATATATAAAATTTAATATTATAATTAGATGTATTATTTATTTTTAAAATAATTTGTTTTGTATGATTTAAAATTATACTATCAAAATTATATATAGGATTTGAAAATAAATCACCCATAAATTGTTTTTCTATATTGCTTAGTTCTTTTCTTTGCCATTTAATTGTTATATCTATATTTTTACTATTCCATTTGACTTTTTTTGTATTTGACTGACATAAAATATTTTTAATTTCGTCCAGAAAATCGTTGTCTAATATAATATTTCCGCTGTTATCAACTAAAATAATTTTTAAATTATGAGTATATACTTCCATGTTATTTTATATAATATATAATATTTATATTATTATTATATTTCAATTTTATTATAAATATTATAATTCTTCATTAAAATATATTTTTCTATAATGTTGAACATCTTTATCAGTTAATGTATGGGTTTTATAAAAGTCTTCATTTGTTTTATCTTGCAACATATGAATAATAAAAAATAAACTATATATACCACATTCTGTATTACCATTTTGATGTTCGTGACCATCATTATCATGAAACTTAAAATTAATTTTTGGGTTTAACGAATGACCTTGTTTTTTAATTCTATTAACCAATTGTATTATTTCCGTGCTTGGTTTAGATCCTACACTATCAAAAAAAAAGATACTGCTATTTTTAATATTAATAAATAAACTTATCCAGTGAGAACCGCCTTTATTATGCGGGTCTGTATTAAAAATAATACCTATTTTATTTTTCCCTTTTTTAATTTGATTTGCTAAGCTAAACTTGCACAATTCATTCCAAACGCATTCGCCATGTGTTTTTTTTTTATCAAAATCAATTGGCGATGGTCCTATAAATTCAAAACATTTATAAGCTTTTTTATATTGATTCATAACTTTATCTATGTCTACGCTGGATAACCACTCATTTGGATTTTTTCCCCATTCGTCTGGGATTTTAGGTGCAAATGATTCTACTAAATCCTCACTAATTTTGCCAAAATCTTTATTTTGTTTTAACCAGCAAGATTCATTTTTACAAGTATTACTTAAATATTCGGTTAAAATTGTATGAATTTCTTTTGGGTCATTTGTTTTTATTAATTTATCTTTGTGATTTTTGTTCCATGAATCGCGTAATTTATATAATGATTCATTTGTATAACAACTAAAGCTGTTTGTTTTATTTTTTTCCTTTGGGCTACATCTTAATTTTTTATAATTAAATGTTTTATATTCGCGTTTATTTGTTTTGTTATTTGTTTTATTATTTATTTTCTTCCTGTGTTTTGTTCTCTTTAATTTCCGTGTTTGTTTGTTTGGCATCATATATTATAGTATTATTTTTATTTTTACTAATACCTTTATTTTTTAAAATAGGGTCCTTTAAGTTTATTTCTTTTTGTTGTGGAACAATTAATTTATTTGGAGGTCTGGTCATTTTAATTGTAATAAAATTATCTAAAGATGGTTTTGATATATTTATTGAACGCATTAATAGTTTATTATTTTCGTCCTTTAAAAATTCTAATTGTTCTGTTAATTCATTTTCATTAATATTTCCAGAATCATTTCCATCATCATTTTGCATTTTATTTTCATATTCCTTATATTCTTCTTGTATTATATCATTTTTATCTAATGTTTTAAAATAATTGATGCATGTATTAATATAATTATCAAGCATGTATTTAATATCTAGTGGAATAATCACTTCATTTTCTTCTTTATATAATAAATCTTTCGTTAAACTTAATATTCTTCTTCTATAAAAACGTCTATCTTTTTTATTTATATTTTTATTTGTAATATTATTAATATATTTTGAATATTGTGTTTTATTAAGTAAGCAATCAATTGTTACCTGATTTATAAATGCATCAGTCTCTGACATTATATTATTTAAAAGAAAATAATAATATAATATTACTTTATACTTATTTTTGTTTATTTTTGTTTATTTTTGTTTATTTTTGTTTTTGTTTATTTTTGTTTATTTTTGTTTATTTTTATTTTGGGGTTTATCACCAATTTCTTTGACCTGTGTTCTAGTTGAGTTATTAAATATTTCAGAGCCTACTATCAAATCATCTGGATTTGGATTAAAATCGCAAAAATCATTTTTTTGAAATAATAAAGAATGAGATTGATTTTGGGATGTATTTGGATTAAATGAATAATTATATAAATCGCTTCCACTATTTGGAACATAAACTGACTGACTGCATTTTTGTAAGGCAAAAATTTGATTTCTTAATTCAGATTCTAAATTTACATTTGATGAAAATCCAGACCAAGGTGATTTCGAATTGCCTGGATTAAAAACAGCATTTGAATTATACGTTGGCATTTGTTCCATTTTTACATTTAATTCTTTTCTAGGATCAACAATTGGCATGTGAGAATACTTTGTCATAACAGGGCGGACATCTAAATACGGTTGAAGCATTTGGGATGGAATATTTCTATCATATATTCTAGTATTTGTTTGTGCATGTATTTTTGATACACAATTATCAGTTGGATTATTCATTATTAATATAGATATATAATATTTTATTTATAACAATAACAAACAAATATAAAGATTATATAATATATTATAATAAAATATATTATATGTGTGGAATTTTTGCTTTGCTTAATACTGATAAAATTTCGCAAGAATTTATTCAAACCCAATTTGAAAAAGGAAAAAATCGTGGGCCTGAATACTCTAAATTAAAAATATTTGAAAATTTACAATTAGGTTTTCATAGATTAGCTATAAATGGATTAAATGATAAATCAAATCAACCATTAACATTTAATAATATTAATTTGATTTGTAATGGTGAAATTTATAATTATAAATATTTATATGAATTAATGGATATTAAGCCAGAAACCGATTCTGATTGTGAGGTAATTATTCATTTATATTTGCGTTATGGTATAGATCACACCTTGCAAATGCTTGATGGTGTATTTGCATTTATTTTATTTGATGCTACTAAATCAAGCATTTTTGTTGCAAGAGACCCATTTGGTGTAAGACCATTATATAAATTATCTAATTTACTTAATTACAATTTATTAGGATTTGCATCTGAATTAAAATGTTTAAATGAATTTGTTAATATGGATAATATGACTAATTTTGATATTCATACTAAAATTACTCAATTTACACCTGGCACATATAGCATTTTAAGTTATAACAATTCTATTTGGAGTATTAAACAAGAAATTACATATTTTATACCAACGTTTTCACAAGCAAATAATAATAATAATTATTGGCAAGATTTTTTTGATAATATTATTTATTATTTTACAAAATCAATTGAAAAAAGATGTTTAACAACTGAAAGACCAATTGCGTGTTTGCTTTCTGGTGGATTAGATAGTAGTCTTGTTACAGCACTTGTTAGTGAATTTTATAAATCACAATTTAATAAACAACTTGAAACATATAGCATAGGTTTAGCAGGGTCCGAAGATCTTAAATATGCGCGGATAGTTGCAAATTATCTAAACACTAAACACACAGAAATAATCGTTACTGAAAAAGAAATGTTTGATGCTATTCCAGAAGTGATACATGCTATTGAAAGTTATGATACTACAACTGTTAGAGCTAGTATTGGTAATTATTTGCTTGGAAAATATATTTCAAAAAATAGTGATGCTAAGGTAATATTTAACGGAGATGGATCAGATGAATTATGTGGTGGATATTTATATATGCATAATTGTCCGGATTCTATTGAGTTTGACAAGGAAGGTAGAAGATTATTAAAGGATATGCATTTATTTGATGTGCTTAGATCAGATAAATCTATTTCTTCTCACGGTCTTGAGCCTAGAACCCCATTTTTAGATAGAAATTTTGTAAATTATTATTTATCTATTTCGGCAAATACTAGAAATCATACCAATTTTTCAAAGTGTGAAAAATATTTATTGCGTCAAAGTTTTAGTTATATAAATTTTCAAAATATTTCTGGTAAGCAAATTTTACCTGATGCAATATTATGGCGAAAAAAAGAGGCTTTTAGTGATGGAGTTACTAATCATGGACGTTCATTATTTACAATTTTACAAGAATTTATATCAGCTAAATTAGATTTGCCTGCCAATATTGAAACTGAAAAATTATATTATAAATCTATTTTTGAAAATTATTACCCAACTATGTCATATATATTGCCATATTACTGGATGCCAAAATATTCAACTGCAACGGATCCAAGTGCTAGAACCTTAAGCATTTATAAAAATAAAACTATATAAACTCTTTATTTTTAATAATTTTGTTATAAATAATATATATATATGTTGCATAAAATTCAAGAAAACGCATATGATTTTATTATATATCTTACTTATTTTTTATATTTTGCAGTTGCTTTAGGAATATCAGCTACGGCACCTAAATATTTAGATTTGGTTAATTATTATACTAAAATATATATTTCAGTATTTTTAATTTTGCGTTTTAATCCTTTTAGAAATGTTAAATTTACTAGTTTAGATAAAAAAATCGCGTTTAGTGCAGGTGTTTTTGTTTTATTTTCTACAACGCCTATTTATCAATTACTTATAAGTATTTTTAAATTCGATTAAATTATAAGTAATTATTTTTTTGTTTTATTTTTTTTAGTTCTATTATTTTTAGTTCTATTATTTTTAGTTCTATTATTTTTGGTTCTATTATTATTATTATTTGTTTTATTGAAAAATTCATGCAAATGTGTTAATATTTGTCTACTTAGTATTTTATCTATATCATAATCATCTGCATTTTTATTTTTATAATTAAATTTATATTTATTAAATTCATTAATAAATACATTTTTGAAATTATCTTTTTCATCTTTTTTAATTAATAGTTTACCTAATTCACTATTAAGAAATCTTAAAATTATTTCATCGAATTGTAAATCATATAAATAAGGTTTTACATTTATATAATATACATTTTCATTTACCATTTCTGAATAATAATTATCATCTAAAAAACAGATTTCAGTATTTAATGGAATTTTAGTGCATTTTATTAAATCACCGTGAGTTTTATCATGTGTGGTTCTACAAATTTCTATTTGTTTTCCATTTATTTTAAAAGCCGAAATTATTTGATCAAATAATTTATACTTTACTTTTGATTCAAAATAGTTAATTATTTGATGTGCCCATTTTTCTGGACCTTGATTATTAGTATATATCATCATTTTATTGCAACATTTTGACTCTTTTTTTTGTTTTAAAAAATTTAAAATATTTATTATATTTGGTCTTAAAAATTCCGGATATAAATCTAAAAGTTCATTAAAATTTTCTTGAGTTAATTTATATTTTTTATTTAAGAGTTCCCAAAAAATTCCAATTTCGATAAAATATCCTAGAGTTTCATCTAAATCAAATACAACAATTTTCATTCAGTTATATATTATAATATATAATAATATATAATAATATATAATAATATATAATAATAATTTCATTCTGTGGTGGAAAATAATTTATTCACATGATGCTTCATTTTGTAAATAATTAAATTTAGTTATAAATGTATTAAGCATACCTTTAATATAGCTAACTGAAGATTCAATATTTAACATGCGTTTATTAAATACAGAAAAACTATTTTCATTCGAATCTAATTCATTTGAATCTAATTCTGTTTCTGATTCTGTATCGTTATCGAGCATAATAAAAGAATGATCTACCAAATCAATACATGGTTGAGTTTTAGAATATTCTTGATATCCTCTAGCATCAATCCAGGTTTCAATAAATTGCTCTAATTGAAGTCTGTATAAAATAGCTTCAATTGTTCTTTCATGTTTTGCCGCAATTTCTTGAATTGTCATTTCTAAAAGTTCGTATTCTCTATGAAGAGATAAAAGTTCATTAATATTCCATCGGTTGTTATGTCTATAAGGTAACATCATATTATATTATATTATATTATATCTTTATATTATTTAATAATATGATATTTTTACATAAAATGATAAATTAAATCTTCACCAGATCTATCACTTAAAATATTTCGACCAGGGTTTGCCTGTAAAGGTGGTCCTAATATCGTATAATCTCTTATATCATATCTGCAAACAGGGCATTTGCAATTGACTCTAAACCAAGTTTGCAACTCGTTAATATTAAAAATATGATTACACTGTCGTATAACTAAAACTTGCGAATTATTACTAAAAAAATCTAAAGAAATAGGACATGATATATTTAATGGGAAAACAATATCTCCAAATCGAGCAACTTTTGTTGCTATTTCTATTTGATCTTGAGTAGGAAATATTTCAACTGGATCAAAAAAATTAGCAAATGAAGCATCAACAAATCTTGCTCCAGTTGCAGCAGGCACAGCATAAATATAATTATTATGGAAGGTTTCATTTATGTAGTTACTTTGATCAACATTAGCATTTGTATTAGTATTAGTATTAGCATTTGCAATATTTGATAAATCTATAATAGAATTTTTGATTTCATTATTTGAATTAATTAAGCTATTAATTAAATCCTCTATTGCATTATTTAAAATTCTATTGTTTGTAATTTGTGTTATACTTATTAAAAGTCTATTATTACTTTCATACATTTCTTTTAAATTAGTAATAGTAATAGCAAATGTTTGATTTGTATTTAAGTGATTACTCATAATATTTATAATATTATAATAAATCTGTTTAAATATATTATTATTAATAATAATAATATACTTACAAATGAATTTTAAAAAATATAAAGATAATGGGTTAAGTGGATTAGCAAATTTAGGAAATACATGTTTTATTAATTCATGTATGCAAATATTATCACATACATATGAATTAAATGATTTATTAGATTCTAATTCTTTTAAAAATAAAATTAAAAAACAGATTGATTCTAATATTTTGATTGAATGGAATAGTTTAAGACAAATATTATGGAGTCAAAATTGTATAATATCTCCGGGTAAATTTTTAAAAACTATTCAAAAGATGGCAGAAATAAAGGGTTTAGATATGTTTACTGGTTATTCTCAAAATGATTTACCTGAATTTTTGATATTTATAATAGATTGTTTTCATAATTCAGTTTCAAGAGAAATTAAAATGACTATATTTGGAAAAAGTGAAACAACAACAGATATAGTTGCAATTAAATGTTTTGAAATGATTAAACAAAGATATTCAACGGAATATTCCGAAATTTGGAATTTATTTTATGGGACACATGTTTCAGAAATAATATCATTAGAAACTGGTGAGCAAATGTCAATTACTCCTGAGCCTTTTTTTATGATAGATTTACCAATTCCACAAATTAAATCGCCATCAATAATAGATTGTTTTGATCTTTATGTAGAAGGAGAAATTTTAAATGGAGATAATGCGTGGTATAATGAGAAAATCAAAACTAAAATAGATGTAAAAAAAAAAATAAGTTTTTGGAGTTTTCCGACTATTTTAGTAATCAATTTTAAAAGATTTAATTCAAGAAATCAAAAAAATCAAGTTTTAATAACATTTTCATTAGATAATTTAGATTTATCAAACTATGTTATTGGATATAAAAAAACTAGTTATAAATATGAGTTATATGGAATTTGTAATCATAGTGGAAGCGTTCATGGTGGGCATTATACGTCATATATAAAAAATGCAAATAGAAAATGGTATCATTTTAATGACACGAGCGTTTCAGAAGTAGGAGTTATAGATTCGATTATTTCACCAAAAGCATATTGTTTATTTTATAGAAAAAAAATATAATAATAATAAAAAAATTATTTATTATTTTATTTATATTTATAATTTTTTATTTGTTATTAATATTTATTTTTATTTTGTTAAATATTTTTTATAAGTTGGGGAAATAAACTCTTAATTTCTGCTTGATTGTATTCTGGAAACATTCCTATGCCAGCTTCAGATAAACTAATCATATACCGTTGAACATATACGTTGCCTTTTTTATTAGGTTTTGCTAGGAATTCTGGTTTAATATTTTTTCCAAATTCTATCAACTTTTCATTTTGAAACATAAGATGAATTTTTTCATACATCGGCATAGAATTCCACATGTTCATTTGAAATACGCCTTGTAAAGATATATTTTGTAATATAATATCGGCGTCAAATGCGGATCTTGAATCAGTTGAAATATGATATTTTAAATATACCCTTCGCGACACTCCCGTAAGCGTTACATCTGCTATTTCATGAGTAATTTTTTCATCAAAGCTGATGGCATATCCTGGAGGGATTCTTACAAGTGTTTTGCGTGACTTGTAAAGTTTTTTATTATCGGTTGACAATTTTGCAAACCCTTCTCCTGGGACAGGTTCTAAATGAGACCCGATAATACATGAGAAGAATTGGTCTGTTTTATCTAGGTTTGCCCATCCACCAAGAATTGTTGAATTAGTGAAAATATTATAGTCAATTGAACCATCTTTATGCCATGCCTCTTTGGACGGTTTTCTAAATCTTTGGGAAAATCTGTCAGGAAGACTCTGCAAATATTTTTCTTTAAATTCGTTGTCATTTTCAAGCATCTGTTTTAGTAAATTAAACATTCCTAAACGAAAATCTCTTATAAGTGGATGATGCTGACTAGATGGGTTGCCGTGTGCGCCAAAGTTAGTGATGATAAATTCTGTATTATCATCAATATTAATGTATTCTTTTTGTTCTGCTAAGTATTTTTGTATATCAAAATTTTGTAATAATTCATCTGGTATTTTATATACGGATATTCCGTTTAAACTAAGTTCTTGTGCTGTAGTAAACATTTTATGTTGATTATTTTAATACTAAATAATTTATATTAAATATTTTTTAAAATATTTCAATTTTATTTTTTATTTTTATAAAGTTAAAAATATATATATTATATAAATGAACGTAAGCACAACATCAACAGTTGAACCGTTAAATATGTATGATTATATAAATAATTTAATATTTAATCCTATTGTGATAGTGGTAACTTTACTAATTATAATTATAGGATATATTTTATTATTTTCTTCTTTAGGAAATTCAACTGGAACAAATATAAGTAGTTATACTAGTATGGATAGTTCAGGATCAGAAAAAGGACAAAAAATAGGCATATTCATTATTGCAATTATTGTAATTATATTAATAATTGTTAATGCATTTCAATACTTTTTCAGTATAAACATTACTGCATACATGAGTGATCTTTTTACTAATAATCCAAAAATTGATATTGTTGTAGATCAAAGCAATTATAAACCATCAACAGTTCCTGAAATTAAATTTAAAAAACAGATATTTAATATTCCTGGTAATTATTATGATTATGAGAATGCTAAAGCATTATGCACGTCATATAATGCTAAATTAGCCACGTATAAACAAGTAGAGGATTCATATGAAAAAGGAGGCGAATGGTGTAACTATGGATGGTCAGAAGGTCAAAATGCATATTTTCCAACTCAACAAAAGACATTTGATAATTTACAAAAAATAAAGGGTCATGAGCATGATTGTGGTAGGCCTGGAGTAAATGGAGGATATATAGCAAACCCTCATATTAAATTTGGTGTAAATTGTTATGGAAATAAACCAAAAATAACAAAGGAAGAAGAGGAATTAATGAAAACTGTTTCACCATATCCGCAAACGGTTGAGGATTTAGTATTTCAAAAAAGAGTAGATTTTTGGAAAAATAAAATAGATAAAATATTGGTATCTCCGTTTAATTATAATTCTTGGAGTTAATTATAAATTAATCTTTTTATATTTTTATTAATGATATTTTTATAATAATATAAATACATAAAAATCCTATAAAAAGTTGTAAAATTTTTATTATTTTTATTAATAAATTAATTACAAAAAAAAACGAATTATTATTAATTATATTATTAATAATTAATTGTTTTTTTTCCAAAAAATCATCTATATATAAATTGTTATTTTTTTTAATAATTAGCTTTCTACAAATAGGACATGAATTTGAAGTTAAATACCAGTTATTTAAACATTCCATATGAATATAACCATTACAACTGCATGTTTTCAAGTAAACATTATTAAAATTTAAAATAATATTATATTCTCCATCTCTTTTATTTTCTAAGCAAATTAAACATTCTTGATCGTTTAATTTATAATCTTCATCATTTTCATAATAATTCTCGCACGTTCTATAAATCATTATATTATATTATATAATTAATAATATAATATTAAATCAGTTAAATAATATATATTAATTTTTTTTTTTGGTAATTTTATTTTTTGAATTGACTTTACTCTTAAATCTTCTGGTTTTTTTTTTCTTATTTTTTATTTCAGCATCACTAACTGAAACTAAATCTAATAATTTATTATGAAGATCATCATCTATAATATCAGCATCACTATCTGAATCTTGATTATTATTTTTATTAGATCCTCCTCCTCCTACTAATCCATTAAATATATTGTCCTGAGATAATAACCAACTAGGAACTACTAAATCTTTAAATAAATCGGAAACATTTCCACCTGTTTGATTATTGTCTTTATTTAATGTTGAAAATGGAGGAATGCCGGATTTCATCATAATTGAATTAACATTAAACCCGCCACTATATATTTCATTATTATCTGTATAAAAAATTAATTCATCTCCACCAATATAGCTCATATAATTAATAAATATAATAATATAAAATAATTAAACGTTATAAATTTAAACGTTATAAATTTAAACGTTATAAATAAATTTAAACGTTATAAAAACGTTTAATTTCTGAAATAATTTTTGTATCACGCTTTTGTTTAAGATGTTCAACTATAAGTTTTACTTGATTTTCATTACGAATTATTTCTCCTAAAGATTTTTCCAAATATTTGTATGTTAATGGAGACTGAACTTTAGTATTAATAATTTTTAATTTACCATCATTAACATGAATTAATGAATTAGAGAGATTATTCTCTTCAGCATAATTTGTAATATTTTCAGTTAAAGCATTACGTGTTTCGCGTAAAATTTTAACCTTTTCATTTAAATTTTTTAATTGATTATCTGCTAATAACCACTGTTGAATATTATTTTCAAAACTCATAATATTATATATAGTAGAATTATAATATTATATTTTATCATTTATATTTTTATAGTTAATATTTTTATAGTTTATATTTTTATAATATTAAATTTAATGTCTTCGTCTGCGATGCGTTTTTCTACCGTTAAACTGATGATGTTTTCGTTTATTAAAGGTTTGTTGCATTCCTAAAATACCAAATGGAACAATTGCTTGATTAATAACCTGTCCCCAAAATCCACCCTTTTTACTTCGTCGCCTTCCACCAGCACGTTGCCCCTGAATCCCGGTGAGTGTATTACTATTTGATCCATTATTCATAACTCTATTAAATTGGTCATTTGCATTTCCATTAACAGCCATACCATAACTAGATGCTGAACTATACGATGATGGATTAGCAGAATTACCTCCTCTAATTCTTCTTCTTCTATGAGAACTTTTACGTGCCATTATATAGAATGATGAGAATATATTTAAAATTATTTGTTTATTTGTTTATTTGTTTATTTGTTTATTTATTTATTTATTATTTGTTTATTACGTAGTAAACAAATTAAAATAACTAAAATGGCTAAAATCATTATAAATATAAAAAATACTAATGTTAGTATTACGTATATATATGGGTTAATTTCATATAAAATAAATTCTAAAATGGGTTTAAATAAAACTTTTATTTCACTCTTAATATCTTCTCTTTTTAAAATATCTAAACATTGTTGAACTAAAGAATCTTTCATATTTATTAATAATAAAAATTAATTAATATTTATGCGTGTTAATATTTTTAAAATTTTCTATAGAACCAGTAATGGAAAATATAATTTATCCAAATGAAAATTTTGATTTTACTAAATTATCTTTATCACAACCAGTCGGTATTCAAGGCGGTGCTTATTTTACAAAATTAGTAAATAATAACAAATCATTATATATTCAAACTACAAAAAGTTTGACTAAACAGTGCTTTGTTAAAACTGGTAAAAAGTATTATTGTGATTTAATGTTTGATAATAATTCTTCTGAATTAATAAATTGGTTTGAAAAATTAGAAGAAACATGTCAAAAACTTATTTATGAAAAAGCAGATTCGTGGTTTCAGCATGCTTTAGAAATGAATGATGTTGAATCAGCATTTAATTCAATTATACGTGTGTATAAGTCAGGTAAATATTATTTAGTAAGAACAAATATTAAAAATAATTCATTAAATGAACCATATATTAAAATATATAATGAAAATGAATTATCTTTAGAAATAACTGATATAAAACCAGATACTAATATTATTTCTATTTTAGAAATTCAAGGTATTAAATTTACAGCAAGAAATTTTCAGATAGAAATAGAATTGAAACAAATTATGGTCTTAGATAGCGATCCGGTTTTTCAAAATTGTCTAATTAAATCAAGCAAAAATAATTTTATTTCAAATCATTTAGAAACAAATAATAATTTAAAACAAAAATCTGTATTGAATGAGGAGGAATCTTTAGATGATTTAGAATTTAATATGGATAATTTAGATAATATGAATAATTTAGAAGAATTAAAACATGCAGAAAAATCAGAAAATGTAGAAGATTCTAATAATGTAGCAGAAAAATCAGAAAATGTAGAAGATTCTAATAATGTAGCAGAAACTGATAATATTGAGCTTAATATTGAAGAGTTAAATATTGATGAATTAAATGATCCAAAAGAACTATGTGAGGTTAAGCTAGATCTTAATTTAGAAAATAATAATTTAGAATCTATTACATTAAAAAAACCTAATCAAGTTTATTTTGAATTATATAAGGAAGCCAGAAATAAAGCTAAACTAGCCAAAAAATCAGCAATAATTGCTTATCTAGAAGCAAAGAATATTAGGAAAACTTATATGATTGAAAATTTAAATGATAGTGATAGTGATTTTGACGCCGAAATCGAAGAAGTTTCAGAAAGTGAATTAGATGGATTATAATTTTATATTAATCAAAATGTTTAGAATAATTAAATAAGTATTCTAAAAATTATTTTATCATTAATTTTATATAATGACGCCCCCTTTAAAAAAGCTATGGAATGACTATGGTATCGGTGCAATAGTAGTGTTATTAATCGTTGCTTATGTTGTTAGTTTATTTGCAAAATATTTATCATCCAAAGGAACGTCTGGTTATGAATCCAATAATACTATGCAAAAACAATACAAAAATACAAATGCTCAAATGTCCGCCGGAGTTGTTCCATCTGAACCTTTAGGACAAAATGAAGTTTTTGCCTCCGCTAACGGAACCCAAACAAGCATGCCTGGTATCCCATCTTCTTGCTCTCAACCCAATATTCAAAACCCTGCTGAGCTCTTGCCTAAGGATTCTAACAGTCAATGGGCTCAATTAAACCCTTCTGGTAAGGGTGAGCTTGCGAACGTTAACTTGTTGAAAGCTGGTTACCATATTGGTATTGATACAATTGGCCAAACTTTGAGAAATGCTAACTTGCAAATTAGATCTGAGCCACCTAATCCCCAATTGTATGTGGGACCCTGGCAAAATTCGACAATTGAACCAGATTTTTTACGACCACCTCTCGAGATAGGATCTGGAGCTCAATAAAAAAATTTCGAGACCATAATTATATTTTAAATATCAAAATCTTTATATTCATTATTTTTACACATATAAATATTTTGAACTCTATTTTCACTTGTAACCTTTTCAACATTAAAAATTAATTCGCTTAACCAATCGTATTTATTTTTCCAAACATTATCTTGTAATATACGGATAACACTAAATCCATTATCATTTGCACATTTCATTTTATATAAATCTCTTTTTCTATTATGTTCTGGAGTTTTCCATTTAGCTACTTGAATAAAATGATTTTCTCCATCTAATTCAATTATTAATTTTCTCTCTTCAATAACAAAATCAAATGGTAAATGTTTTATATCTTTACACCATTCAACTTTAAATTGTGTTTTAATTGTGGGGTAAATTTTAATCAAAATATCTAAAAGTTTATTTTCAGTTTTATATCTACAGTTTGGACACCAAGAACCATCCGTTATATGAGATATTGTACTTTCAAATTCATTATTACATTTATCACAATTAAACCAAATTTTTTTTGCGGAATGTTTAAATACTTTAAATGGTTTTAAATTATTTTTATCTAACCAACAATTACTTTTATCAACAGAAGCAAATGATTTATTAAAACATAATTTACAATTTAGTTGTTCGTCACATAATAATCTACTATTACAATACGGGCAAGTATTATCTCTTGTTATGTGGCTTAAACTTTGTTCAAATGAATGTTCGCACGTTGGACATTCAAACCAATATTTTTTATGCGAATTTTTAAAAATTTCAAATGGCGATTCTATATTTTTATCAGACCAATTTTTTGAATAATCAACTGATGCTATAGATTTATCAATACATATTAAACAATTTTTGCTTTCTTCACATATTTTTTTATTTGCACAATAACCACACCATCTATTTAAAATATTAATATTATTTAAAGCAATTTCAAATTGATGACTACATTTATCACAATCAAACCAAATTTTTTTATGAGAATTAAGTTTTACTTCATTAGGTTTCTTTTCATTTTTTTCGCTCCAAAATTTAGATTTAGGATGTTCTGAAAACATTTATTAATATTAAATATTATAAATCTATAATATTTAATTCAATTTTTAAAATAATATTATAGCTTTATAATATTTAATAATATTTTATACTTAAAAACAATATGTAATTTATTAATATAAATGTTTTTAATACAAGAAAAATCATACAATTCAGAAAACCCTATTTATCAAAAATTACCTTCTGGAAATGGTACGATGTTTATTCCTGAAGCACGTGTTGCTAAAGATTATTTTAATACTGGATATTATGAAAGAGAATTGGTTGATTGGGCTTATTCAAATTTTATAAAAAAAGACAAAAACGTTATTGATATTGGTGCCCATATTGGGTGGTATACCGTTAAAATGGCACAAGAAGCAAATCACGTTTATTCATTTGAATGCTCGCCAAAATCATTTAATTATCTATGTGCTAATATAGCTTTACACCCTTGAAGATTTAAAATGGGACAAATTTTACTCTCTAAATATGCGACTACAACTTTGATTTTGACGAACCTCATTCCATTTTGGTTCATTTGGTTCAATCAAATGAATTTTTTTAACAACATCCATTTTAGGGATAATACCCATATTTAATGCTCTTATTTCACTGGTCATTTTTAGTAATATTGCTTGTTCTAATATGTTTTGATTAAGTGTATCATAATTAAAATTATTATTTTTATTTAACGTTATTTTGTTATCCATTATATATTATAATAACACAATTTATTTTTAAATTGTTTTGTCCCATTTTAAATCTTCAAGGGTGTAAATAAACAGGATTATAAAGTTACTAAATATAATTGCGCATTAGGAAATGAAAATGGAAATACAAAATATTATATTAGAGACCCAAATGATGGAGGAGGAAACGGTGTTTCTGCATTTGAATATGATAATATAAAAAATACACCACATATCGATGTCCCAATTAAAACATTAGATTCATTTGAATTAACAAATATTAATTTTATTAAAATAGATGTTGAGGGTCATGAAAAAAATGTATTACAAGGAGCAGTAAAAACAATAATTGATAATGATTATCCAAAAATATTATTTGAATCGTGGGATGAAAACCATGAAAATTTAAACTATTCTTCTATAAAATTGAGAGAAGATTTATTTGAGTTTATTAAAAGTCTGGAATATAAAATTGTTAAATTAAGTCATGATATGTTTCTTGCTGAAAGATAAATTTAATTATTATTTAAAATATTATTATTTAAATATTATTATTTAATATTATATAGATGAATTTATTTAGGGTTTTTACTTTATTTTCTTTTTTCCCAACAATTTTAGGAGATAATATATTTAGTTATAATGATACACCTCAACTAGCTACAAATAAAAAAGATTTATTAAATTTAACAACTGGTGGTCCATATACATATTCGCAATCAGCACATCATTTTTATGGTGTTGGTTATGATGGAAGTTATATTGATACTTATGGTTGTTGTTCTGGTCAATCTGGTTCTTGCAGAAATAATCCAAATTGTCAATGTCAAAAAAGTGTAGGACCTTTACCACAAGGAACATATACATTAGGAAATATGTATACTTTTAAAAGTTGTATTAATTCTTATGATTTATATCCTTCTTCTACAAATAGTATGTGTGGTAGATCTGGTTTTTTAATCCATTGTGGTGGATGTTCAGGAAATCCATCAGAAGGTTGTATTGTTATTGAAAGTGATAGTACTCGATATTTAATTAAGAGTGGAGCAACTCTAAAGGTTATTGCTTAAAAGTATATTTAATATTTTGCTTTACTTTTTTTAAAAGTATATTTAATATTTTGCTTTACTTTTTTAAAAGTATATTTAATATTTTGCTTTACTTTTTTTAAAAGTAATATATATGGAAAAACATGGTATTTTTTTTTATATTTTTGTAATATTTGTATTAATTTTATGTTTAAGGATATATTATGAATCAGACGCATATAATTTAAAATGTATAATTGCTTCAAAAGATGGTAATAGATATTGTGTGAGAGAAAGAGAGAAACTTGAATTAGCTGCAAATTTATTAGCATCTGTAACTGAAAAATGTAAGAATTTAGTAAAATATATGGGAGAAAAACATCCAGATGATCCGCGTGTAATAAAATTAGTAAAGGGATTTAATCCCAAAAGTATAAGTGAAACATTACCGACAAGTGAATTAACTGCTTATAGTGAAAATAAAGGTGAAAAAATAGCTTTTTGTTTAAATACAACAAAAGAAGGAAATAAATTAATAGACTTAAATACGTTAACATTTGTTGCGCTTCATGAGCTCTCACATATTATGACAACCTCAATAGGACATAAACAGGAATTTTGGCAAAATTTTAAGTTTGTTTTAGAAAATGCAAAGGAGTCAAATATTTATCAACCAGTTGATTATAAAAAAAAACCACAGGAATATTGTGGTATGACAATAAATGATAGTCCTTATTATGATTTAAATTAATTATTTACTATTTAAATATATAATTATATTTTAAATATAGATCTTTGTCGGCTTCTTCTTCTTCATTATTATTATCATCATAATCATCAATTGTTAAATTTGTTAAATGTTCATATTCCATTATATCCGTTTCATACATCATTTCAATATATTTATATAAACTTCTAAAATAATCTTTGCAATCATTTTCGTGAATTGGTAGAGGTTTATCATAATTCGAAAACATCATATACTCGCAATATTTTATAAAATTATTTCTTTCTTCAATCGTAACAAACTTAATATTCCCTTGAATAATATAATGATAAGTAATTGTTTTAGTTAATTCTTCCATATTTAATTTAAATAAATAGTATTTAAATTAAATATTATTTAATCATTAAATAATACTATTTATATATATGTCACAAACAACAGTTGAAGATAAAATGGATTATAATCCAATTTATAAAGTAAACCAATTAGTTGATGGTATTATTGATTCCGTATATGTATTTTATGGAGAGACAATAGTTAAAAAAAACGAGACAGACATTATTAAAAGTATTTTTACTAAAACAGAGATTGAAAATATTAAACATATTTATTTTTCAGAACAAAAAATTCATCGGGATGATACAATTGGTATTATTAAACTTAAAATACTTAATGAACTTAAAACAAAGGTAACAATTGGTGAATTATATTTATTTTGTCAAAAGCAAGAATATTTAAATTCTATATCTATTTATCAATCTTTAACTCAAAATAAAAAAATTAAACTTACTCATCAAAGATTAGAACAATTTTTATCTAATATTGATAATTCAGATGGTCGTGCATTTATAATGCCGAAAACAAAAGATGAATATGATTTAGATGATATTTTAAGTATGAAAATAGATGGAATAAAAATAATTAATAAAGTTTTAGGTCAAAAATATTTTATTATTGAAAATGAATATCCCATTATGTGCGATCCATTTAAAATAGAAGAATACGATATTTTGCTAGAAAAAATTTCACATAATTCAATATCAACCCTAAATAATAATTTATTGTTAAATAGTGGTAATATTGAGCCTAATATATATTTATGTTTAGCAAGCGATGTTCTTCCATACATAATACAAAAGGAACTACCAGAGGATACAACTCTTAAGATTTATTATCCATTTTTATATTCTAAAAATATAAGATCTTTAGACGACTTAAAAAAACTTGAGAGTGAATTGCTAGAAGCTGATAAGGAGTTTTTAAATCAAAAAACAATTGATACTTTTAAAACGGTTGACATGTTTTATGATGTATTTAATCACAAAAAAAACGATTTAAATTATATAAAAAAAGGCATTAAATTTATTAAAGCAGTTATTAAACCAGATTTTAATGTAAAAATACCACTAGATGTTATTTTTAAAATAATACATTCTACAGAAAATAATCCTTTAATTAAATATAATCCATCTTCTAGACAAGAAAATATATATCGACTTTATGCAGATCAAGTAGCAACTGATGGTAGGAAAATTCCTTATTTAAAAAAAGCAGTTATTTTTAATCTTATTAAAAATATTGGAAAAACCAAGTCAGTTACTATTTTTATTGAATATAAAATTGGAAATAATACTCAAGTAATTTATTGCGAATTTAATGAAAATGGATATATTACAATTAGTGCTGAATTTAATGACGTAGTCAATCAAACTGAAATAGATAATATTTTTAGCACTAATATTAATCCTATTATAGAAGAAATTACTGCCTTTTTAGAGCAAAGTGGTTACAAATTAAATAAATTCAATAGTTTAAATGATATAAATATTGAAATTAAACAAATAAATTATGAAGTTCAAATTGAAATATCTAAGCCATTTAATATTGCAACTTATAAGGGTTGTATTTATAGCATATTTAATAATGAATCCAGTAAAAAAAATGACATCATCTTGCGTTTTAAACGTGTTTCAAATTTTAATAAAGTTACAAGTCAGGAGGCTTTTATTCTGCAAAAACAAAATGAAGGATTCAGAGGAAATGAAATTGTTGACGAATTATTATCAAATTTTAAGGATGATCTAAATCGCGAACAAGCGATTGAATTATTAAAAAAAGTTGCAAACGAAATAGAATTAGAAAGTGGCGTTAAAAAATCAGACATTAAAATTAAGGATAACCCTGGATTTAAAACAATTATTTTAATAAATAAAAAAACTAGCATAATGACTATTACAGTTGAAAATATTAATGATATAAATTATCTATTAACAATTCCTATTTATTTAGATACAATAATAAGATTAACACAAGATAAAACTAGCACTAATTATCCTATTAAAGAAATAAATAAATTATGTTCTAAGGATGAAATAGCAGATATTATTTTACCAGAAATTAATTTTTCTTCTGAAAGTTATATTTCTAGCGTTGATGAAGAAGGAGAATCAGGCAACACAGATATTAAAGTAATATATAAAAAAAATAGAGATAAAAAAAAAACTGCTCTTGAATTATTACTTGGTGATGATTTTGACGAAGATTTTTTTGGCGGTGAAGGAACCCCCTCATCAGAAGTATCAATTAATTCAGGATCATCTGTTCCAAGTGAAATAGAACCTTTAAAATCAGATTCAGGATCATCTGTTCCAAGTGAAATAGAACCTTTAAAATCAGATTCAGGTTCATCTGTTCCAAGTGAAATAGAACCTTTAAAATCAGATTCAGGTTCATCTGTTCCAAGTGAAATAGAACTTTTAAAATCAGATTCAGGTTCATCTGTTCCAGAAATAGAACCTTTAAAATCAGATTCAGGTTCATCTGTTCCAAGTGAAATATCTGTTCCAAGTGAAACAGGAGATCTAAGTGAAATATCTGTTCCAAGTGAAACAGGAGATCTAAGTGAAATATCTGTTCCAAGTGAAATAGAAATAACAAAAAACTTAGAAATTCCAGAAGAAATCCCAGAAAAAATCCCAGAAAAAATCCCAGAAAAAATCCCAGAAGAAATTTTAGAAGAAATCCCAGAAAAAATCCCAGAAAAAATTCCAGAAAAAGAGGATAAAACCAAATTAGTTAAAAAAGCTAAGGAAATTAAAGAAAAAAAACCCAAAATATTAGTTGTTGATTCAGAAAGTAGTGGTGAATCAGATGATGAGGATATAATTAAAAATATAGATGGTTTAAGCTTAAGAAGTTATTTTCAAGATAGAATTGAAAAATTGGATCCAGATTTAATAATAAAAAAGGATGTTGGAAATTATTCATCTTACTCTAAAATTTGTCAGTCTCAACATAGAAGGCAACCAGTTATTTTGACAGATGATGAATTGTCAAAAATAAACAAAGATCATGAAGGATTTTTAAGAGACGAAGATGTTATTAAATATGGGTCAGATACAAAAAATCAATTTAATTATATATGTCCTCGGTATTGGTGTTTAAAAACAAATAGTCCTATTGATCCAAACGAATTTGAGGAAAAAATTGAAAATGGTAAAAAGGTATTAGTGCATCCAACATGTGGAAAAATTTTACCTGAAGGCAGAAAAAGTAAAGATGATAAAATAATACCAGGTCATTATGTATATGAATTTTATAAATCAGCTGAATCTGATAAGGAATTATATAAAAGATATCCAGGATTTCAAACAGATAAGCATCCAAAGGGTTTTTGTTTACCTTGTTGTTTTGATAAATACAATACTGAAGGTAGAATATCCGCTAAGGAAAAATGCACAAAACCTTTAAAAAATAAAGATGAGGAAAAAAAAAGTCCAAAATTTAATGAAAAAGAGCCAGAACCAGAGTCCGAATCAGATGAAACTGAATTAGATGAATATATAAAAGGGGTTGACAAATTTCCACTTGCACCAAACAGATGGGGATATTTACCAGTTGCTATTCAAAAAATATTACATGAAATAAATGCAGACTGTCAAATTAGCAAAACAAATACAAATATTAAATCAAATCATCCATGTTTGTTACGTCATGGTGTAGAAATAAATGAAAAACAATCATTTTTAGCGTGTATTTCTGATGCTATATTTTTTGCAACCGAGTTATTAGATGCAAATGGGAAAAAAACCGGTAATTTGGCAAAGGTAATTAGCACTAGTAAAATGAGAGAGAGAATTATAAAATCACTAACAATTGATAATTTTGTAAAATATCAAAATGGAAATTTAGTAAATAATTTTTATGATCCAAATAAAAATATTGAATTAAATGAAAAATATACAAAAGATGTAAAAATATATTCAAAATTAAATATGTCGAATGAAACTGACAAACTATTTTATAAAAAAGTAATATCTTCATTTGAAAATTTTATTGATTTTTTAGGAGATGAAGATGCAGTAATAGATCATACTTACTTATGGGATTTAGTGTGTATGCCAAATAAATATCTTTTTGGTCAAGATGGTATAAATTTAGTCATTTTTGAAATACCAAATGATGATATAACAAATAACGTGCAATTAATTTGCCCAAGTAATCATTATTCAGTAGAATTTTATAACGGAAATAAGCAAACATTATTTTTATTAAAAGAAGGAAATTATTATGAACCAATTTATTCTTATACGATTAATAATAAAAAATTAAGCATAAAAAAAACATTTAGTGAACATAATCCTCATTTGTCCTCAACTATGAGAGCCGTTTTTAATGAAATAATTAAGCCATTTTTTAATATGATATGTAGGCCGTTGAGTTCTATGCCTCCAAATGGATTACCAGAGCCAAAGGTTTATTCTGCAAAAACACCTTTATTATTGAATAATTTAATTGAAAAAATACAACATTATAATGGATATAGAATTCTAAGTCTTGTTGTAAATTTTCATAATAAAGTAATAGGTATTGTAATAGAAAATCCATCAAATATATCAGGATTTGTGCCATGTTATCCGTCGGCAATTGATGATAATTTTAATAAGGAGAATATAGATTATATTTTTATGACTGATTTAAATATATGGAATACATATGATAATACGGTTGAATTATTAACAGATTTAGAAAAAAGAAGTAAAAAGAAACGTCTTACTCCTGATATACCATGTAAGCCATTATTTAAAATTATAGAAGATGGATTAATAGTTGGTATTTTAACTGAAACTGACCAATTTATACAATTATCAGAGCCAATTTCAGAAGGCGAGATTAATGAAAAAAATAATATACCTTCTTTTAAAAATAGCAATTATATTGTTAATAAAGATTCTAAACCGATGATTTCAAGTGATGTTATAATAACAACATCACATAAGGTAGATGAAGAAAGAATTGAATATATGAAAAAAATTAAATTTGAGACTAATTTTTATAATGTTTTTAGAAATACAATTAGGATTGATTTAAATAATTATGAAAATAATAAATTAAAAAAACAAATAGAAAATGAATTATCGAAAGATTATATTATTTATTCTGACAAATTAAAAAAAATAACTAATTTATTAAAAAATTTAGTAGATGATAAAATTCAGTTTATTGGTGATGATAATTATTATAAGTTAATTGATGAAGTTTCAACGTGTATTGTAAAAGATGCAAATTCATGTAGTAAATCTCCGAATTTATGCGCAATTAATGAAAATGGAACATGTAGACTTATATTACCAAAAAGAAGTTTAGTTGCATATGATAAATTGACTAAAGTAGGTAAATTAAATGAGCCAATTTATTTTGAAAAAATAGCAGATGAATTAATCCGTTATAATAGAATAAAATTATTTATGTTTCAACCACAAACATATTTATCATTTGGAAATATTGGTTATAATTTAAGGGATAATGAAATTATTATGCTCCAATCTCTATTAACACAGGAATATTTTGAAAATATTATACCAAGCATATCAAATAAATATGTTAATTATAATTCTTTTGATGAAGCACAACCAATAATAACACAAACATATGATAATATAATTCCGTCATTAGATATTGCAATTGGTAGAAAAAATATAGATGAACCCTGTCAAAAAATTAAAAAAAAAATCTCATCCGGCATTTGGAGCAAATGTTTTCCAGATAGTTTTAAGGAGATTCAATACGGTAAAACAAATTTTTGCACATTTATATTTATAAGTGATTTAATTGAGAAAAAAACAGGTATTAAACTTTCGGTAAATGATGTCAAAAAGTCTTTATATGATGCATATACTAAATATTTGCAAAATTTTGGATCTCAAATAATTGATATTTTAATATTAGAAGGAAAAAAAAGTCTAGGTGATCAAGTTAAATTACAGGGTTTAAAATTTATTGATTTTATTTATACCGCAAATTATTTTTTAACTACGCTTGATATATGGTTATTAGTTCAAAAATATGAAATACCTGCTATTTTTATATCAACAACTAAATTATTACAGACAAATAAAAAGGGTAATATTTTTATAGGGTATAGTAATAAATCGATGGATTATGCTTTTATAGTTATTCCAGGTATAAGAACTGAAAATGTGCCTGAGTTTGGATTGATTGAATCTAATAATAGTGATGTGTTTATTTCTTTGGACAAATTATTAGATTGCGATTATAAAGGTCAAGTTAAAAATGCATTAGACAATATTTTTTCAATTGAAGAATATTTAAGAGGGTTTACTAGTAAAAAACCAAAAAAAATAATTATTGAAGATAGTGATAGTGATGAAAAAGAAATCGTAATTAAAAAACCAAAAAAACAAGCAAAACAAACAATTGTTGAATCTTCAGTGCCAGTATCATCATCAGATGAAATTATTATTAAAAAAGCAACAAAAAAAAATAAGGTAAGCACAAATGCAAAGAGCAAAAAGGCAAAAAAATAAAAACATACTTTGATAAAACATAATTTGATAAAATATTATATTTATAAATAATATTTTATGTAAAAATAATTAAATAATTAAATAATTAAATTGTTAAACTTAATATGTCTGTCATTATATGAGTATATTTTTTTATATTTTTTTATATTTTTTTTCGAATAATATGATTTTATCGAAATTATTTTTCTACCAAAAATTGAATTAAAACAGTAAAAATCAGCCATTTTAAAAAAAAATTCCTGTTTATATTCTATTTTTTTTGTATTTATTAATGAATAATTATAAGTATAATATAATAACAAATATGGTTTCATTATATCAATTAATTGTTTTTTGGGAAAATTTGGATGAATTTTAATTTTATGATTATAATAATTATTATTGTTATAATGATCAATCATTATAATTATTAAGTCATGTAATGTGTCAGAATCTGAATTGTTAACATAATTAATAATAGAATATTCTCTGATTAAATATTCATATTCTTTTTCAAAATTATTTAAATCAAAATTACATAAAAAAAATTTATGAATTAAATCTGGAATCATTATTGTTTTTGCTTTAATATTAAAATAAATATTATATAATGTAGATTTATTAAATGGCAAATTATTATATGGATTTTTGGTAATTAATGGTTCAGAAAAAAACATAGGTGAATTACATAAACTAGTATTAATAATATTAATTAAATCATTTATTTTAAAATAATATTTATTATTATCTTGTAATAAACAAATAGAATTTTTATTATTAATATCGATTGGAATTAAGTATAAATCAAAATCAACCACAATTTTTGATCTTTTATATTTATATATATATGCAAATTTAGATAAGGCAAAATATGTTTTTTGAATTATGCAAAAAATATTTATAAAGGCTTCCTTTTGTTTTTCTGTAAAAAAAACATTATTTAAAGTATTGATAAAAAAATCAAACTTACTTTGAATTGTTAAATTATTTGCAATTATTAAATTATTAAAAATAAATATTAAAAATGAGTTAGTTATTTCTTTTTCTCTAAAAAAATTGTGAGCAGTTGGAATTTTTACAATTTTTTTAATAATATGAAAAAAAGAATACATCTATATCTATATAATATGATTAAATGTTTAAATTATGAAAATAAATTATAATATTATATTATAATATTGTATTATATATGTCTGATTTAGAAATAAAAGATGAAGAAGATAGAGATTCCTTAGTTTTAGATGAAGCAGATAGAGCTTCTTTAGTTTTAGATGATGTTGCTTTGTCTCAGGAGGAATCTATATTACCATCTCCTAAATTATTGAGAAATACTTCCAATAGTATAACTGACCAGCAACAAGATCCCACTTGTTATGCGCATGTTGCTGCTCGCGTTTTATTACGATATTTTAAAGTGTATATTATAAATCCTAAAAATATTCCAGGTAATAATGAAACAACTGAAATAAAAGAAGTCAATAGTCCATGTGATGATTTATATTTAGATCCTTTACAATTTTGTAATATAAAACAAAAGGGAAAATGTATTGCCAAGGATATGAATTTGTTAGAAAAATGCGGTGGAAACAAATACGAACACTTATGTTTGATTTTATACATGTTTTTTTATTCAATAATTGTAGAAAAAATTGGATGTTTTTTTTTTACCAAAGACTTACGTGGAAATGTTGTTGGCTCAGGCGGTGGATATTTGGTGGCTGCGTTAACCCATGTTGTTGATGTTATATATAATTATGATAGCATTACTAATATACAGCAGCATTGTTTTATGGCGGTTTCAGATTGTGAGAAAATACGTGAATTATTGGCAGAAAATTATAGAAATAATGATATGGGAATAATTAATTTTGGGATAATACAAACATTTCATGAAATAATTGGGTTATCTGAACAATATGTAACTGATGAACATTTATACTTGGGAATTACGATTGACGGAGAGATTTGTAATTTTAAAGAACATCATCCCGAACTATTAGTTCCACAGGAAATTATAAAGTCGACAAGTCAACCACATATTGTTACTCTTATAGATTATATAAAGGATACTGAAACCATGTTTATTAAAAATTCGTGGGGAAAGTCTAAAAAAAGCAAGGGATTATTGCGGTTTCATACATCTGAGATCAAACAGTTTGTAAATTGTTATGTTGGAGGAGTCTCACATGAGCCACGTGAATCCGGACAAAATCAAACTGGCACAATTTATTCATTATGTATTCGAAATGATGTCGCTAAGATTGATGCCTTATTTGCTGACTTATTGGAGTATAGAAGGGACGAAGTAGACACATACGACGAATATTACGAGGATAATGAAACTTATATACAACAATCATTTGTGTTTGTTATAAATGCCGGAAAAAATGAGATGTTTGAAAAATTGTTAATGGTATTTGACAATACTAGAATGTTAAATGAACCAACAGTATTTAATTATTTAATAAAATCCTCCGCATGCCAAGTTGATCCAGGTAATATGATAAATTTAATAAAAATCATGTTTGAGTTCTGCAGTTTAGATGAGAATGATGCTAAATTAAGTCTTGTTGTATTTAATAGTTTTTTAGCTGCATTAAAAATTTATTATAATAGACCGGCATTAATTAAGTATATTAGTCCATTTGAAAGAATGTTTAATGAATATAAAAAAAAGGTAGTTAACCCAGATGATCTTGAACCGGATGATTTATCGTTTGATACGCAAATTCATATAATGTGGAATAAATATAGGGAACGCGATAGGTTAGATCCATATGAACATAGGAGTGAATTAACACATGATTATAACAATTATTTTCACACAAATATAAGTATGTATGATTTTGATTCACTATCCGGTAAATTTATGAATGAGGATGAAGGATGGATAACGGAAGAAAATTTTATTAAAATGTTTATGTATGCAAAAACCCAATTAGAAAGAGAAAAAGCTGGTCAACCCGCAACGATTGATTCATTATGGGATAAATATAGTATAGGTCAAACTTTAATAAACCCGTATGATAGGCGAATGGATTTTATTGATATTTATAAAGATTATTTTAAAACACCCATAACTCGATCAAATTATGAAAATTGGGTCGAGCCATATCTAAATGATTCTGGATATATAACTAAAGAAAACTATGTTAGAATGATGACTGAAGAAGAACAAGAACCCCGTTTTAGAAAAGGAGGCTCTAGTTTTAAACGACGGAGAAGAACTACAAAACGGACTTTAAAAAAAAATAGAAAACGAACATTAAAACATTCAAAAATAACTAGGAAACGAAAAACCAAAAAAATGCATAAACATATTTAACTGAAACAATATCTGTAATATCTTATATATTATTATATGTCAGATATAAATTTTTAAATATAAAAAAAAATATTTATATTTTTTTATATTTTATATTTTATATTTTATATTTTATATTCTATAATTTTATAATATTTATTAAATTATTTAAAATCCTGGATTATAATCATTATCCTTACCCATATCAGTTATTTTTATAGTGTCCACATTATTTTGAATTTCTAAATTACTGCAAGAATTTATCACCGATTCACTTTTTCCAAAGAAGTTTTCAATTTCGGATGAAATATCAACTGGTTTATATTCACTAGTGCTTTCTAATTTTATCATTTCATTAATATCTAAAACTACCTGGAATAAACTAGTTCCAAAGAAGCCTTCTTGTCCACACATAACATTTGCAGATACTCCTTTCATATTATCTAGTTCTCCGTGCTTAGCCGCTTTAATAAACATCTCAGGAGTCTCTTCAAATGATGCCTTTGCAATTGGACCAATATTATCATTATTAATTCCATGTCTCGATATAGATATTAACTTACTTGTGGATGTCATTCTATCACACAAAACGCAGTAATTATGATAGTTAATATATGTGCCATCATATGAAATAACATCTACTAGTTCATTTAAAATAGTTTGTCTTGCAGCTTCAATCCCAAGCACATTATAAACCTCTACAATATTATTACTTAAAACTTGAGTTGGATCAATATAATCTAAGGCTAATACATCAATCATATTTGTGCCAACTGTATCAAGAACCCAAATGTCTTCCTTTTTATAAATTCCATTTTTTTCAAACACAGTATCAATAATTTTTCTAATAGTAACTTTATTAATTCCCTTTATACCTCTTAAAACTACATTTTGCAACAGTTGATCTTGGAAATTTTTCAATATATAAATATGATCTGACTGATCTAATGGATTAACCTTGATTTTTTTCTGTGCACCTTTACTAGAATTATTTTTAATTACTTCATTCATTCTGATTCTAAAAATTAATTTTTCTGAATTGTAGTCTGAAAACACACACGTAATTTGAGATTCAAAACAATTTTTAAGTGTAAAATTAATATCATCCATCGTTATATTTTTTTCAAGCATAATTTCTCTATCCATTTCCATTCTAATAATCCATTTTGATTTTTCATTTTCATCATTTGTTAAACTAAATTCGTTGCACTCATCAATTAAATTTTCAAATGCCTTAAACTGTTCAATTGAATCCTTGTCTTCAGCAATGAGTGTTGATAAATCATCTGGGTCAAAACAAATTTCAATTGAATTTACGATTTCTTGTAATTTTGTATGCTCTAACATATACATGATCGATTGTGCCTTGTCCTTTTGAGTTTCTTCTTCTTTTTTTAAGAAGATTGTCAACGAAGGATTTTTAGGATTTTCTGATAAAGATAATATTTCTTCAATTCTTGGCACACCACGAGTGACGTTAGATTTAGAAGCGACACCGGCAAAATGGAAAGTGTTTAGCGTGTTATGAATTATCACACCATAATCAGTCATAAATGTTTGATTTCCTGGAACAGTAAAATCATACACATAATTTGTTTGGTCTGGTGTATAAATTTGAATATCTGTTACTTCATCCCAAACCACATTAGCATTAACTGCTTGTTGCAAAATTTCAAGCTCTTTTTGAATTTTATAAGATTCTGAATGATTTTTAAATATATTTAAATATTTATCTAGTGTGCGTCGGCCAATACTTTCTTTATTTTTATAATAACTATAATTTCTACTTTGGCCTGGTAAAGCTAACACTTTTGCACATTTTGCAACTATTTCTCCAACTCCATTAATTTTATCAATATATTCTGGAACAGTTTTTAATGTATCTCTTTCAATATAATTAATTAATTCTTCTAATGTTTCTGAATGTAATAATGTATTAATTTTTTCCTTATATTGAATGCTATATTTTGGTGAAATAGTCAAGTTATACATGTTTGAACCTCTTGTAAAATTTTCTTTAATTGAACCAAATATATCAAAATAATTTAACAATAAAGCAACATCTTTGATTAATTGTTTGCTTCTGCTGCAGACACGAATTTGGTGATGATTTTTATCATTTTGGAAATTTCCATCTCCATCAAAATATGATTGAATTAACCCAGCTTTAAATTCTAATGGTGCCAAGAAAGCAAAATCTGGAACTTGTTTTACAAATGAACCTGTTTTACAAGTATCTAAAAGAACTGTCGCTAATTCCTTACATGTAAATTTAGTTGTAATACTTTGCCCATATTCACCTTCTTTTTCACACACTCTACATTCCTTATCAAATAACTGTGCAAATTGTTTTGTATTTTCAATAAAATAAGATGAAATATTTGTAATACAAATTTCATTATAATTAATATTTCCTTCTGCTAAATAAGCACCAATAAACCAACCAAATAAATAATCTAATTTATACTCATTTGCACCAATTTTCAAGGTATCTTTAATAAAAGTATTATCAATATGTTTTGCCACAGGAATTCTCATTCCTATTTTCATATTTGCACCAATAATAGGCACAACTGTTTGAGTTTCTCCAGAACGAACAAGATGAGAATGACTTGTAGTTGTTTCAACAATTCTTCCACTTCGTGTTTCAACTCTCATCATTTGTCCATTTACAGGATGTCTGCTGACATGTGAAATTTTATTCCATTTAGTTTGTTCTTTTTCATCTACGCCAACAATATAATATTCATTATCAAATGTTTCAATTAGTGTTTCAAAACTTTTATCATTGTGTCCAGTATTAAATGTAAACTCGTGATTTTGTTCCATTACGGTATCAATAAAATTTCCTATTTCAACTGAATTCATGATTGTTTCTCCAGTTAATTTATTTTTTGAAATAATTTTCATTTTTTCCGTCGATAATGCAGACATCTGAGTAGAAACCTCGCCAATACTCTGGCCGGCTATCATTCCAACCATTTCGCCGGGTGTTACAATTGCTCTTTTATAATCAAGTGTAATAGTTTCCAATAATATTATTAGAGCATTTTTATTAAATCTTTTAATAATTAACAGGTCTTTTGGTGATAAATAATAATAATATAAAGTTTTAAATAATAATGTTGGTGGGGCATAGTGGATCTTCAATAAATTATCATATGCTCGTTCAATCAATTCATATGCCTCAACTGGTGTAATATCAACAAGAGATGTGCCCGTAATATTGGTTTGACCTTGAATATTGCTGATAACATATGCAAAAGCAACAGGGCAACTTACTCCACTATCTCCTTTATTGTTAAAAACATGTTTAATAATATTATCTCTCATCGTAATCATCATTTCGGAGTATTTTGAACAATATTTTAACATTTCTTCGGTTTGTTTTTTATAACGAGTCATCGTATTTTTAAGAAATATTTGAGAAATTGTTTTATTTTTACCAGATTCTTCAGGAATATTAAAATGCGCATAAATGTCTTGAACACTCATGCTAACAATTTGTAAATTTTGTGATTCGACTTTTGTAGTGTCAATATTATCATCTCCGTATGAAAATTGAACTATTTTACCCTTATTTGTTCTAACTGTCATGTCATAATTAACCATAAGATCTTCTAATCCTTTAATAAGTTTTCTTTGAATATAACCAGTTGATGAAGTTTTTACTGCAGTATCAATTAAACCAACACGACCACCCATAGCATGGAAGAATAATTCTTGAGGAGATAATCCATTAATATACGAGCTTTCAACAAATCCTCTTGCTGCTGGAGAATCATCGTATTTAGTAAAGTGAGGTAATGTTCTATGTTCAAAACCATATGGAATACGCTTTCCATCAACATTTTGTTGACCAAGACAAGAAATCATAAATGAAATATTTAAATCTGAACCTTTTGAACCCGAGTTAACCATAGTAACAAATCCATTTGTTTTACTTAATTTTTCACGCCCAATTTTACCTGATTCATCAGTTGCTTTATTAAGAATGTTATTCACCTGGGTTTCAAATTCTTGCTCATTTGTTTTACCAGTATTATTTTCAAATATACCTATTTGGACTTGATCAATCAGATTTTTTACGTCCGTTTTTTTCTTTGTAATTACTTCAATAATTTCACTTTTAGTTTTTTCATCAGAAATCAAATCACTAATACCCACACTAAAACTGCTTGTTTTCATATATTCAGTAATAATATTCTGCAAATCATCAATAAATTTAGCTGATGCCATATTACCAAAATCATTACATGTTCTGTGCAAAAGACCTTTAGTTCCATCTGCTAATACTCCCTTATCCATTTGCCCACGAATATATTCACCATTTTTTATTTCCAATACTTTATTAGATGTGCTAGCATCATCCTTATCATCTTTAAAAGACTTTGTTTTATATTTTAATGATAGTGGAAGCATAATTTGACTTAAAATATCAAAATTAGTAATACCTCCTTCTTTTTCTGCATTTTCTAATAATTTATATTCATTTACACTATTAAACATCATTAATAAATTCATCGCTTCTCTAGGATCAAATCGAATACCTTCCTTAACATTTACTGATCCTTTAAAATAATCCTTTTCTCTTGTAAATTGATAACAACCAAGCATAGAATCTTGATAAATACCAATAATCGACTTATTATTTCCAGGGCTTATAATTTGGAATGGAACCGCCGCTAAGTTCCTTAATTCTGCCTCAGACTCTGGATCCTGTGGCATATGTAAATTCATCTCCATGAATTTCCCTAAGGTTTCCCAAAGGGCCGGAATACACCTTAAGCCTTATCTGGTTGATTAGACCATCATTTAAGACCCATAACCGTCTACTCTCTGAACCTTCCCCATGCTCTATCATAACGAGTTTAGGGGCTTGGCTGCTGATTATCCAATCCTTTACATTTTTACCGTTGGCTTCGTCAATTAAACGAGTTCCTCACAATTGTTTCCAAAAGTGAGTGGTAGTAAAGGCTCTAAGGAACTTCCAGCAATTTGGTCATGTTGCTAATTGATTCTTTAAATTACTAATAAATTCTATTGCACTTTGTTTACTTTTATCTAATGAAATATGAACACCTCCAAAATCTGCTTTTATTCTATCAATATAAACATACCAACCATATTGCGTATTATTTCTGTTTAAAGGTTTAATATATTTTTCAATATTATCATCAATTTTTGTAATATCTTTAAACCTTTCATATTTTTTGTCTTTATAATAGTTTGTTACACCATTAGATACACGTTTTTTGCTTTCATCACTATGAGTAAATACACTACCTCCATTTTTAAGGTTGTATCCATTAGGAAATAAACTATTTAATTCCTTAATAAAGTGTATCTCACGTTCATCAGCATTAACAATTTCACAATATTCTATTAACTCAACGACAAAATCAGCAACGCCATATTTTCTAATGGCATTATTTAAATAATGTGATTGATTTTTTTTTGTTGAAAATGCTTCTGATATGTGACATCTAAATCTGCCTTCGTGCCCGTATGGTCTATATCTTTTATGGTTTAATATATGAGAAACTGATTGTCCTACATATATCTTTCCGTTTGAAAGATTTACTATTTTATATATTTCGCAATATCTTTGAGTTGGATCATCTAAAATTGTATTTGATAGTTCTAAAAGTTTTGATAGTTCCATTTACTATAATAATATATTTTATATTTAAGTGCTTTTTTATTAAGAATCAATTAACTAGGGAGTTGCACGCTTTTCACGCTCCCTGTTGGGGACAAGATGTTGTTTACATATGTATATCCCCATCAAAATCAGCATTATAAGGTTTTGTCTGACCTTTTCTTTTAATCCTTACCATTTCTGGTAAGGCCGGAATACACCTTAAGCCTTATCTGGTTGATTAGACCATCATTTAAGACCCATAACCGTCTACTCTCTGAACCTTCCCCATGCTCTATCATAACAAGTTTAGGGGCTTGGCTGCTGATTATCCAATCCTTTACATTTTTACCGTTGGCTTCGTCAATTAAACGAGTTCCTCACAATTGTTTCCAAAAGTGAGTGGTAGTAAAGGCTCTAAGGAACTTCCAGCAATTTGGTCATGTTGCCATCAAACTTTAATTAAAGTATGACGACTAGGGGGTAGCACGCTTTTAACGCCCCCTGTTGCCGACACAAAATCTATCGGCGACATTCATTCTAAAAGTATCACCTCGCTTCATAATTCTAGCGATATGACACATCATACTCATTCTATGTAATGTAGGTTGTCTGTTAAACAAAATGGCATCTCCATCCATCATATGTCTATGCACGACGTCGCCTTCTTCAAGAACGATTGATTTTTTATCAACATAACGCAAGGTAATTGACTCGCCGTTTTTCTTTTCTAATATTTTAGCTCCTGGGTAAATATCGGGCCCATTTTGCACTAATTTCATCAGGAATAATTTATTAATTTGGTTGACTGTTACAGGTTTAGTAATATTTTTAGCTATTTTCATAGGAATACCAAGTTCTCTGATTGAAATATTAGGATCTGCAGTAATAACAGAACGTGCACTAAAATCAACACGCTTAGCCATAAGATTACCTCTCATGCGTCCGCCTTTTCCATTTAATCTATCTTTAATTGATTTCAAAGGCCTGCCTGATCTTTGTGCAACTGATGCTACACCAGGAATTTTATTATCTACTTGAGTAGCAACATAATATTGCAAAACTGTTTGCCAATCATCAATAATATTTTGTGGAGCATTATTTTGAATTTTTTCTTGGAGTGTTTTATTAGTTTTTACGATATTTACTAAAATATGTGTCAAGTCATCTTCAGATCGTTGCTGTGCATCATGTTTTACAGATGGTCTAACTGCTGGTGGTGGAACTATCATGGTTTGACAAATCATCCAATCTGGTCGTGACCAAATAGGGCTAAATCCCATAAAATTCACGTCTTCATCAGATATTCTTTTAAACATTTTTAATACTATTTCAGGTGTCAATTTTATAACAATTGTTGGCTCTTCTGTTGAATTTTCTCCTTCATTTTTCCATTCAGCAAAAATAGTAGCTAAACCTTCTTTTCTAATTTTGTTAGGTTGTAAACAACCACAACCATTATCAGTATCTTCACCGCAACGTTTTACATCAGACGCAAGTTTTGATACATATTTCCATCTAGCTTCGCTGTCAAGTTTGAGTGCTTGTTTATATTTTTCTTTGCTAATTAATAATTTACTACACTTGAAACAAATACAATTTAAGATTTTTTGGATATCTTTTAAAAATTGTATATAAAATACAGGTCTTGCTAAATTAATATGTCCATGATAACCAGGAGTTAGCATATAATTTAATCCATCAGTTGGGCAGATAAGGCCGGGCTCTAAAACACCCATTCTAGGATCAAATAATCCACCAATAATTGGTTTATTATTTAAATAAGTATCTCTACTTGTTATTTCTGCAACTGAACTATTTCTAATTTCTTCAGGAGATAAAATACTAAATTGAATTCCAATAATTTTAGAATTATTTAAAATGTTAGAACGTTTAGTTTCCATGTCTTTATATAATATAATATTTAGTTTTAGATTGTTTTTAAAATCAATTTTATTTTTAATAAAATATTATTATTTTATTATTTTATTATTTATGATTTAAAAAAACAATTTAAAAATAAAATAATATTATCATTAATAATGTTTTTAAAATTAAGACCATATTTGAAGTATTATTTTTTGCCAATCGCATATTTTGTGCCTAATAAAGTATTTGATGGATTTTATTATGAATATAATAAAAATAAAAATCAAACCTTAACACAAAATGTTTTTTGTTGTATTATGGGGGCGAATTGTGGTGCACTCGAAGGCTTATTTTTAGGAACAGTATGGCCTATTACTATTTCTGTTTGGATTAAAAGATTTATTGATAAGTAAACTTCTATTTAGTTTACACCTTTTCTCATTTCAAACGCCCATTTTGAAATAAGATATCATATTTATTAAGCACCATTAAATAGATATAATATATATTTAAAAATAATACACTTATAATATTATTATGGAATTGTCTAATGATAAAGTTAGTTTTTTGAATGAAAATATTGTTCTGAAAGATTACTTTTATGATTTATTACTAAATATAAAAAATAGTAATGAAACAAAAATTATATTATGTAAAAATAGTTATGAGCGACAATTTGTTCATATATTAGCAATTAGTTTGGGATTATATCATTCAAGATATGGTGATTGGAGTGATTGGTTTAAAAAATATAG